TTTACCCCACATTAGGTAAGTTTCAATATCCGTTGCAATTTTAGATAAGTGAGCTGCTTCCATATTTGTAATGAAAGTTCTTGTAAGAGTTCCATTTTCAAATGCTTCTCTTGCTCCTGCTTTACCCATATTTGCTACTAAGCCTTCTATACTTGGTACAGATGGATTATTAGGATCAGTGTCAAAGTTTCTCCAAATTTCAGTTACTGGTACAGTACCATCAGCATTTAAACCACCTTTGATCATAAGATCAGCACGGCTAGAAATAGAATAATGTACGTGTGCTTCTGCTCCTCCTACAAAGTTGTAGAATTCACGGAACCCAGATCCTGTTTCAATATCAGAAAATCTTTCACCGTATTCACCTCTTGCAGAACCTTTTCTAAAGAACTTAGTTCCTTTAGCAAGATACTTGTTGTCTAAAGATGCAGCATTGTTGTTGTTAACCAACTGTACTGTATAGACATAACCATCACCTGCAGGAATAATATCATCTGCTGTAATGTATAATTCAAGACCATTATATTTGTCATATGTGATAATATCACCATGACCAAATGTTCTTTTGTTGACCTTAATCTTAAATAGAGTACCATCTACACCTTTGCTAGCATTAGCTGGTTCAATGTCTGCCACTATATAAGGAAGATCTTGTGCAATAGGAGTTTGCCACTTGTACTCACCTCTAGCATTATCCACCATGATAGTATTCTTTCCACCAAAAGAAGCCATTTGATATAAAGGCATTTCTACCTTCTGGGTCATTGCCCATAAATCAATTGGTCCCATATCCATAGGCTCAGGGTTACCAAGCATTTGGGTAAGGTGATAAGAATCAACATGTGAACTAGCTTTGTAGCTTGTATCACGTAGGAAAATCCCATTATTTAAAACTGGAGTTGCCATAATTTTTGATTGTTTTAGTTAATAATTGTTTTACTCTGTTTATATTTAATTTACTTAATTAAATTTCTTTAAATATTTTTACATTCTTTTAAAAATGTTTGTTGGTCTTGTTAATTTTCTTTTAGAACTTTTCTTTTCTGCTTCTGCACTATTTACACCTAATGATGCTCCTCCTGCATTTGATTGTTCAGTTTTAAGCTTCCTTACAGTTTTTTCAACACTTTTTTGTGCACCTTTATCCATAATTTTTGCCTTATAACTTACCGGGTCTTGCAATAACCATAAAGCTTCAGATATAAGAGCATAATTAGGTTCAACAAATTGATACTTTTCTAATAAGTGACCTAATAGATTTGTATTACGTCCACTTACTGAAGGATAATTAGGTTGAACTAAACCATTATATAACATGGCTTGTGTTTTTCTATCAACTTTAATTTCACCTAACTTACCATCTTTTAATGTATCATATACATTTTTCATATATGCTTTTGATGCTTGTTCTTGTTGTTTCTTTTTTAACTCTTGTTCTTCAAGTTTTTGTGCAACAACTTTTTCTTGCATCTTATCTAATTTAGGTTTGAACTTATTTGCTTGTTGTTCAAGCTTACCTAAATCTTTCCATATTTCAATTTCTTCTTGAATCTCTTCTTGAGTACCATATCCTGTTGCACTCAAATATTGTGTAATAATTTGTTCCTGATCATTACTTTTTTTAACATCAAGACTTTTACTTTCTTCTACTTGTGATAATGTAGAAAATAATGCTTTAAGATCTTTACCTCCATCTGCAACATATTTTGCTGCTATTTGTAATTCTTCTGGTAAAGACTGAAAAAATTGTTTAGGCGTTTCACGTCTTACTTGATTTGCTTTTTCTTCTAAATTAGCTTGAATAAGCTCCTCCCAATCTTTTGCAGTATATTCAGATAAATCTTTATCATCATCAAATGGTACAATTTTATCATCCTTTATTAATTTTGAAAAAACATCAGATATACCTTCAATAGGTTTTCTACCTTTTTTTGTTTTTGTTTCTTCATCATTTGATTCTTCTTCTGTTGCACTATCTAATGTATCTAATATATTATCTACATTTTCCTCAACCTTTTTTTCTTCAGAGACTTGTTTGTCATCTTCAGCTTTAGGTTCTTCAGAATTTTCTTTATCATCTACTTTAGCATTTAAATCATCTTTATCATCCTTATCTGGATCTGCAAATGACATATCTGCTTTCTCAGTTAAACCACTAAATATACTTTTTGGTTTATTTGAGTCTTGTGAAATAATATCATCTCCACTAGGTGCAGCATTGAATATTTCATCTAAATTAACGTCAACTTGTTCTACGTTACTTTTCACTGGTTCTGTTTGAGTTGTGCTCATAATTATGTTGGTTTTAATAATTAATATTCATTACATATATAATATACGTAAAGTTTATATTATAAACTTATAATATTTGTATAAAAATAAAAATAATCAGCAGTATATAGCTAACGCCAATTATTTTTTATCTGATTCTTTTGAATCATACTTATTTTTGTTTTCTTTAGCTATTTGAAGTTTGGTATTAGCTATTTCTTTTGAAGCATTAATTTTCTCTCTTTCTACTTCAAGTCTGCTATTTTCCATCATAGACTTTGAACTATTCTCTTCACGTTTTAAATTCATTTGTTCACGGTATTGAGTAGTTTCTCTAATATCTTTCATAGCATCTTGAAAATCAGACTGTTGATTCTGATTTATGTCAGCCATTGAACCAAATCCTGCAGATCTTATCTCAGCAATAGTAACATCATTTTGTCTATCCTTAGCATTTTCATCAATTTCAACCTGAAGCTTTTGTTGTTCTTCTTGTGCTTTAGCTTGTAGTTGTTGCTCTTGCATTTGACGTTGCTGTTGCATTTCTTGTTGACGCATTGTTTGTTGTCTAGTTTCAGAATCTTTTAGAATATCTGTTACTTCAGCAATTGAATCAGCTTTGACAATATTTCCAAGTTCATATATACTTGCTCCTGTAGTATTATTTGTAAGAGCCATTTGTTTAAGGTTTTCTAATATAGCTCTGTGATTAGTTTTAGTAGTTGCAAATACATTAAAATCTCTAAGTAATAGTTCGGTACCATTAATAGAAAAATTAACCTTCTCTGCTTCTGTAGATATATAAGACAATCTAACGCTTGGGTTAGTACTATAGTAATATTGTGCTAAATCAGTTCTCATTTGATGTACTCTTGGCATTAAGTGATCTGAATGCTGTACAAAATACATTTCTGTTTGAGCATATGATTGTTGCATAGCTTGTACAACCCCTGTAGCTGTTTGTGCTGATACAGCACCGCCTAGACGTTGAGGATTAATACCAATAGCATCAAAACATTGTTGTTTAAAATAATTTGCAAGTTGAATCCTAGACATCAATCTATTAGTCTGCTCCATGTTTAGAGTTTGATAATGATTGAAGTTAGTTGCATTCTCAGTATTTGTAATTGATGTATCAAGAGGTAGCATTTGGAAATCTTTCATTGCTACGTATGCTTTTGCATAATTATTCTTGCCCCAGTCTTCTCCCATTGAGTGACGTGGTAAAGCATTTTGATCAAACATTATTACTGTTCCTAATTCATCTATTAGAATGTCAGCAATTTGGTTGTTAACCATATTGTACCCAACTTGATAAGCTTTCATTAGATCAACTAATGATGTAGATCTAGTATTTCTATCAGAAAATACTCTACCTTCTACAGGTAGTTTGCAACCATAAAGTGTATTATTACCTTTAAATTGAAATGGTAATCTACCAGGTTTAGTTCTATTAATACCTATATAAATAGGATTAATGTTGTCACCCATAGTAGATCTCCACATAGCCGGTAAATTTGGACCAATTTTTACACCACCCCAAACTTCATTTATCCATATCCATTCAATATGCTCACCTTCTAATAAATTTTCTTTACTCTTTTGTTTAAATATAGAACTATCATAAACACCCTTTTTAGTAATCTTAAATGTTTCATCTACTATTTCTTGGGTTACTTCACCATCTGTTTCAATTTTAGTTAAATGACCTATTCTACGTTGTGTCTTCCAATATATAGTTGAAACACGCATTAAGTTGCCTTCACCCCACATAGATACATCTTCATTCTCATCTAGTATTTCACTAAGTATATCACCACCTCTTGCAGGATCATCCCAATAATTAGATGTAAATTGTCTATATGCTAAACCTGGCATTTGTGTATTCCATTCATGAGATCTAGTTGCATCATAATATGCCCCATCATTTTGGTATCCGTTAACTTGATATTGTGCAGATCTAGCTGGATATATTTTTTGAAGAGATTTCAATTGTTTTTCATCCATTAAATATCCATATCTATCAACAACATCAGATACAGTCATTAAATCTACTTTACCACAATAATTTGAATCTGCTATATATCTTTGATCTGGTGATTTTTGATAGAAAGTTAGTACCGGATTCCAAAGCTCAATATCATAGTCATCTTCTAACATTCTAAAATGCCAAAATTCTCTATCTGAAATAAGCATATCTCTAAATCCTCTTTCCTCAAGTTCTTGCATTTTGAATCTTTCTTCATCCACTGCAAGTTGATGTGATGCCCACTCTTCAACCATACTTCTATAAGACTTGCTAAAAAAGTCTTCTATCTCAGGTAATGATTTTAATCCTTCTGGAGATAGTTGTTGTTGTGCTTCTTCTGATGAAGGATCCATACCCATCTCAATCATCTTACGCACTAAATTAGCTTCTGCATCTGCTAATAATGCTTCTTCTACTTGTATTCTTTTTTGTTCTAGCATCTCATTATAAGATGCGTCATCTACTGCTCTAAACTGTACTTTAGTATATCTTTTAGCAAATTCACCTGTTAATACATTTATAACATTAGGAACAATAGGATAAAATTTTAATTCTAACGCTGAGTCATTCTCAGCTGTTAAAGTATCCATTAAATCTTTATACTCATTATCGGGCTCAACAATATAATCTGTTTTATCAATTATACCTTTTGCAAGTTTATAATTTTTAAGAAGTCTTCTAGAATTTAGTCTTAAAAACTCAATACCTTGAAGTTCTAACCAATCTAAATTCCAAGCTGCCCAATCATCTGTCTTTTTAGAATATGGTAAAAATTGTACTGGTTGAGTTAGACTAGAAAACGTAGGTCCACTTTCTGCAGTGGCACCGTTTTTCATTTGCATGGCGTTTAATACTCTCATATTGATTTACTCTATTTAATGTTTTTAAATCCGGATCTTTTTATTTTAGAACCACCCAAACCTCTTTTACGCCCAATATTTTTAAACGGACTACTATACTTTAATTTACTTATTTTTTCTGGATTTACCAAGGAATTATCGTCTGATTCACGCCTTTTAGAATATCCCCTATTAGATTGTTGTATTTTAGCAAAAGCAATTAATGCACCAAAGGTAACTAATCTATCTACGTTTAATCCAGGATAATAAGCTAGCATTTCTTTTATAAGCATTGGGTCTGGTATTCTTTCTACTCCTAATGTCTGTGACATAACTGATCCATGATCATCTGTTTCTTCATGAATGCTTTCTCTTAAAAACTCAATTGCATAAGATATTAAATGGCTTTTAAATAATGTTCCTGTATTTTTCCATCCATATTCTTGATATACTGTTCTATTAGATCCTAAGTCTTTTAAAAATAGTATTTGTTGTTTAGGAACTAAATATCTTTGTTTTTTCCTAGCTATCATATGTTGAATAAATAAAGAAATATTATTCTCAACAATTGTCCATGCATTATACCATTCTATTATAAGTTCTAATCTTTCATGTGTTTTGTTAATATCATCAAATCTACCACACCATGCTGCTACTATCTTATCTCTCTCAATAAATTGTTCAACATCCCCAGCACCTATATCTCTAGTTACTTCTGTAGCATTTTTATAAATATATATACTACACAATGAATCTGATGTAGTTGTTTTACCTTCTGACACAGGGTCAATAGAACCATAGTATGCTCCAAAACCAGGATTTTCAATTGGTCTTTCCCAAACTACAATACTTCCAGTTTTATCTTGTTGTTTTTTATTTACTGGAAATTCACTTATTGGTAATTTATTTGTACGTTTAGCAGTAATGCCTGTTTGATCTCTATCAAGTTCAATAAGTTCATAAGGATATTCTTTTTCTTCAATCTTTTTTAATTGCTTACTTAATATACCTTGTGGAAATACAGACTCTTTTCTATACGCAAATGCTTCAGCTATATTAAGTGGTTTTTGAGATATTCTTAATTGATATTGTTCACCACTTAATTCATTTTTCCATCTTGCTCTTTCATTTTTAATAGCTACAATTGCTTCATCTATTTCTGAGTTGCCAAATTTATCTATATAAGGAGGCATAGACCATTGTTCTGGTATAAACAGCCCTGCCATGCCTATTGTACCATCAGCATCCATTAAATTAGTTTCTACTGCATATATATCATTAGCAGTTGGATTTAGTATCATATCCTTTAAAGGATTACATTGTTCTAAATCACCTACTGAACCAGCAGCAATAAATTGACCAGTTGTCATCATACCAGAAGACATAGCAGGACGTAAATATTCATATGTCTGCATCATGTTTTTAGCAATACCGGCTTCCTCATGAAAGAAATAAGTACAAGGACCCCCAACACCTGTAGTAGCATTCTTTTCAAAAGAAGCACCTTGTATCTTTGATTTAAGACCTCTTGATGTTTTTCTATTATTTATTTTTACTTCAATCTGTTGTTGCCAAAGTAAAACCTTCTCAGGATTGCTTGGTCTATACCATGCAGTATGTTCATTTAAAAATGTTTTATATTCTTCTAAAAACTTCCAAGATCCTTTATCATTTATATAATCTTTAAGTGATGCACCAATCTTACATATAGATCCTTCTTCAAACCAATATTGATTAATGATTTTCCCCATATGAAAATATGAAGATGCTATCTGTCTTTTTTTAAGAATGGCAGCATGTTGATTATTTAACTCTGCAATAATCTCATATAATGCCATATGGTATTGTGCATCTCTTACTTTTGCAAATCCATATTTTTTTTCTTCTTTATCAAATATTGGTAAGAAATTAAGCCACATGTAATAATCTCTAGTAAGATACCATTGTTTATTACCGCTTTTAAATATAACTCCCGTTCTACATTTGTTTTTTTGATCTTCCCAATAAGCAGTAAAATCTTTTGATCTAAAAGGTTTATTACAATAGTTTCCTTCTGAATTAAATCTTTTTGCTTCTTCATTAAATAGCCATGCTATGTTGTCAAAATCATAATTACCAGGTTCTTTAAAAATAGATTCTAAAAATTCTCTGAAATGATTATCTGACTCAAACTCTCTAGTTGACCATTTATGATTTTCAAATATGGGTATAATCCTACTCATCTCTTATGATGGCATATACGTCCCCTACTTGCAATAATAGGTGTTCTTGCCCATCATGTTTCATTGGAGTTGGCATAGCATGTTCAGCATATTGCACCACATCTCCAATTTTTATTTCTTTTACAGAATCACCTATTCCAACAACTCTACCTCTATAAGTTATTTTTTGTGCTATTTCTGGAATAATAAGTCCTGATGCAGTTTTAGTTTCTGCCTTTATTTCTTTGATTAATAATTTTTGTCCTACTGGAATAATTTTTTCTGCCATAATTGTTGATTTTATAATTGGTCATAAGCTAAACCTGCACCACCACGCACAGAGCTGTCTTGTTCTTGTCTCATATCTGTAAATGCTCCTTTATATGATTGTCTAATTGATTCAAATTTTGCAGCAGCATTTACCATTGAATTTATATTTCCATCTCTACCATGTTCAATAGCTGTTACTTCCATATATTTTGCTAATCTATCTAACATAGATTTAATACCCACATATGCCCTATAAGTTGGTGTTTGATATAATTTTTCACACATTGCCTTAGCATATCTAATTGGAGGATCTTCAGTTGATTCTTCAAGCTCAATCTCTTCAATAATAATATCTTCCTTTTCATGTTCAGGTAAATTAAAAAAAGGATTTAAATCTGGATTAGGACATGTCATGTAAAATAAATATTTATAGATGGACATATAAGTGTCTGGATATTCTTCCATAATTTTTTTAAGAAAAGGTAATGCATGACAATGTTCTGTTATTACTAAATTACTATTTTCTATATCAAATAATCTTACTATCATGATTTGTTATCTTTTATCCACATCATCAAAGACATTACTTCATCTTTTAAATATGGTAGTTCATAAATTTTAATTGTATCTAATACAGGTTCACCATTGACATGTTCATTAATTGGATAACCAAATTTATCTTCTCCAACTTGTTTAAACTTAACATGTTGAATTGTCATTTTACCAATTTTGAGTTTAGGGTTATGCTTTTTAATAATATACATATATATACTTAATTGTAAATTATAATGATTAAGATTACAATCATCTAAATGACTTATTGGATTATACATTTTGTTTGTTATACCTTCCCAATTTGTAAAACCTTTTTCTTTTATTTCTTTATTTGTTTTATAATCATTTATATTTATCACTCCATCTACTACTTCTACAACATCTGCTTGACCACATAAACCAACAGACTTTAAATAAACCAAATGTTCAGGGTATAATCCATTTTCTAGTTTTTGATTTGGAGAAACTTTAATACCATTATCATCTATTATTGGTTTAATAATAGGTATTTCTATACCATTGCGTTCAATAGTCTTGAAGTCAAGCATATCTGCTTCTCTTTGATTATGATAAAAATTACCTAATGTAATAGCTCTTTCAGTTTCACCATCCCATGCTGCAATAATTTCTTTAGGTGTCATACCATACCACTTAGACCTTCTATTCTTTGATGATTTCTTAGCTTGACCATCTCTATCAAATTTTGGTTTAAATTTACCTATAAAAGTTGTTACTCCAGTCCATTGAATATTGTCACCATCTATACTTTCATATACATGACCTTCTTCTTGAAATTTTATTGCCATAATATTATACTATTGTAGTATACCACAATTGATTCTCTTGATTGGTGTATACTGTTGTTACTTCATTGTTTATGTAATAATTAATCTGTACCATTGTTTTCTATTTGATTATTAATTAATTCTTCTTGTTCTTCTGATGTCACTGCATCCCAAAAACCTTTAGGGCATTCAGATGCTAATGATCTCACTTTAAATCCTAAACTACAACCGCAATCTGAACAACATGGTTGTGTTCCTGGAGCAACACAATCATTACCTTGTGCATCAAAGAGTGAACATTTTATACATATTTGATATCTAGCTGTAGCTATAGCTTCAACATGTTCTTTTTTAAAAAGTGAGTTAGCAATGCCATCAGCAATTTTATCAGCATTTTTAAATATATCTAAATATTTTTTCCACTTACTTTTCATTCTTAAATTTCTTTTTATTTAATATATCTTTTTCCATTTGTTGTAGTGCTGATTCCATTTGTTCAACATTTTTATTAATTTCTTCACTTTTTGCAAATCCTACATAAGTTCTTTTAGCTAAATTACCTAAAATACTTTTATTCTTTTTAATTGCTTTTTCAAGTTTGTTTTTTCTTAAATAAAAAGTTCCTAAACCATCTACTTGTATTCTTGGGTAATTTAAATTAGATAATTTCTTTCTAAGCTTAGCATAATAAAAAGTTATAAATTCATCTACAACTGTATTATGTACACCAACTTCATCTGCAATACCTTTTTTAATATCTTTATGGCTCTTTGGATTCACTACCTAATATTTTATAATCAAGCAAAACCAACCCTTCTGTTTGAACACTAATATTCTTTTGAAGAGCTATTGTTTTTTTATTATTACCTTTTTTAATTAATAAACTTTTTCTTTCAGCTTTTGTAATTGCATTTCTAGCAGATTGAGGACTTTTAAAAACACCATCTTGTACAAGTTTCAAACAAAATTTAGTTAACTCTATATCTTTATTTTTTGATAGTTCTGCTAAAAATTTTAGATCTGAATTACTAATAAGTATATTATTAAAAAAACAATATGTCATAATTTGATATTGAATACTTATATCCATATCAACTTTCATTTTTAAATCAACTTTATTAACTAATGCCATATCATAAACTTAATATCATATCAACTAAATCAGGATGAGGATAACAATCAGTTTTATCTTTCCTAACATTTGTATGTGTTAATAATCCTTTTACATTACCTAAATATGCATCTTTTTGAAATCCAAATCCTTTAGTAGGTCCATGCTTTTGTATAAATTGTTTTAATCCTAATCTAATGTCAATTTGATCTCTTTCACCTATATACCTTATCCATTTCTCTGTTGCTTTTATTTGAGCTTCTGAGTAACTATGAAACTTATTATGTCCATTAAATGGTTCGTTTAATAAAGTAACTTGATTTTCTTGACATAGTGAATTTACATATGTTCTATTATCATGAGTTAAATACCCCATAGAACAAATCTCTATACCAACTGAATGACGGTTCATCCAACCTGATCCTGTTTTACCTAAATGCCAACCTTGTGCACCTGTAGGAAAAGCTTGAACTAAAGTACCATCATGTTCATTATTTCCATTTCTATGATCAATACCACCTAATACAAATTCAGTTGCTATACGCCCACGTGAATCTCTACCCCACATATCTATACATGCATGAGGATTGGCATGACCAGCAGTATGGTGTAAAAAAATATATTCATTGACTATAGGTCCATTAATATATTCTCCTTTAGGTAAATAATGTTTATGTATTGTTTGATCAAAATTTGTTTTATAATACTGACCTTGTAAGTCAGTATCTTCATCAATTTCTTCCGGTCTAGTCAATTGTAAATTCATTAACAATGACCACATATCATTATCTACTATACCTGTAACAGGTAAATTATGTGTAAGTTGAAATCTATCTACATGTTTTTCAGTATTAGGGCCAAAGATACCATCAGCTTTTATCCCTAATTTGTTTTGAAGTACAACTACGTTAGGACCAGATGATCCTACTTTTAACATCTTCATACTATGAAGGATTCATTGCATTATCCATAGCAGCTTTAAATTCATCTGCTTCAGGAGTTGATGGTTGACCTCCTTCTTTTTGTGCAGCATATTGTTGTGCCATGTACATTTGAGCTTGCATACGTTCTGCTCTAGCTTTTTCAATTGCAGATAAAAGCATTTCATAATCAGCTTGTACTTCTAAATGTGGAATGTTGTCTTTGTAGAATGCAGTTATTTCTTCTCTACGTTCTGCAAGTTGTTCTTTAGTTAGCTGTGGATTTTTTTCAGATAACTCAGGATTGGTTTTTGTATTTTCCATTTTTATAAATTTATGTTAATAATAACAAATATATATAAAAAATGTTTAAATTAAAAAAGTTTATTATAATTTATTTCTTTCAAGAATAATTAACAACTCTTTGACATCAGATATATTGTTAAATTGTATATTTCCTTCCAATATTTCAACTATCCATGATTCATCTTGAAGATTATCATGACTATTAGATATTAATTCAATACCGCCCACTCTATAAGTATAAAAATAAAATGGTGTATCCCCACTTTCATCAGCACTTACATGTACCTTTTTAAATCCTAATTTTTTAATACTTGACTCTGTCATGTCTTCATAACTATTTGATAAGCTAAATTATATAAAGTATTATCTGACTTATCTGGATTATTTGCTTTTAATCTATTTACTTCTTCAATCAATTTACTTTCTTGACCGTGTTCTGACGCACTTTTTATTAATTGATCTACCATTTTACTTTATCAGCCCAATATGCAGCAGACATTTTACCTTTTTTAATATTTTTACCATGTCTTGCTTTAAAAGATTTACGTTTTGCTTTCATTCTAGCTGATTCACCTGCTTTAGGTTTGCCTGCTGTACTAGCACCTTGCTCTCCAAAACGTATTGTTTTAACTTTATCTCCTACTTTAGCCACAACTACATGTGACTTTTTTGGATGTGATGGTGTGCGTTTAGGTTTATTATAACCTGACACACCTGCTCTTGTTAATCTACTATCTTTTTTCTTTGCCATGTTTTTTATTTTATGAGTCAGTACATAGATCATCACAATCTATACCATCTAATATTGTTTTTATTTCTGCATATGTTTGCGTAACAATAATTGGTAATAAACCAACACCAGTATATATATATCTTAAATCTAAATATGTAGTTGTAGGTATGTCATAATATTCTGTAACACCTATAATTTGTGTGGCATCTATATATAATGGTTGTGTTGTTATTTTTGGAGCAATGGGCACCCCATATATATCTGTTTGTACCTGACCAGCTATTCCTGCAGCAGGTTGTAATGTTGCCTGTGTTAATGTTACAAATTGTTTTTGATATATTGGTATTCTAGCCATATTATTAATCTATCTTTTTTTACCTTTATGCAATCCGTGTTTAGCATGTTGTTTGCCTTTTTTAGTGGCAGCACGTTTCTTTTTATTTGCTGCAGCTAATTTAGCTTTTCCTTTTTTTGTACTCTTTAACTTTGAAATAGTTTTAGATGGTGCATACACTTCACCAGTTACAGAACTTTTCTTTCCACTTGGTGTTCTCCACTTCTGCTTAGTCCATCTAGTAAGACTTTTTTGTTGTTTAGTTTTTGCCATTATCTTGCAAATAATATTTTTATTGAATAAATAACTAAAGCTGATAAAAGTAAATTCATTAATGGATCATCATTATCATATACCACTTCTTTTTTTTGTTCATCTTTTTCTAGTGAAGGTTTGGATGAACCACAAGTAAATAATAACATACAACATAACATTATTGAAATAATTTTTTTATTCATTTTTTTTTACTTTTCCTTTCTTAGTTATTCTTAGTTGACCAAGATTAATTCTCATAAGAGTATTGTATGTAAATCTAAAACGTTTAATTTTATCTTTTATAAACTTAATCATTTTTTCTTTTTTGACATTGACTTAATTAATCTGTCAATTTTAGCTGCTTGCCCTTTATGCATAGCAGATGCCTTTTTTAATTGGCTTGATATTTCTTTTAATTTTTTTGCATCCATTATTTCTTTGTTTTATATCCTCCTCCGTTTGCTTTATAACGTTTTGCGAGCATTTGAGCTTTACGAGCAGACCATTGACCAGCACGTCCACCCTTACTTCCTGCTTTAATTGAATTAAACAATCTTTTACGCATTGTAGGTTTAGTGTAATTGCCACTACTATTAACTGTACTTTTCTTTTTACTTGATTTCTTTAGTGCCATTATGCTGTTGTTTTTGGATAAGCATTATCTAATATACTTTGAAGCTTTGCACATTTCTCATAGTCCTCAGTATCTATATAGTACGCTATCATATTTTCTAATTCTTCCTCTTTGGGTCCGTTGTCCGGATCATAAGACATTATAAATTCTTTACCACTATTAAACTCATGTTGTATCAATTCATCAAAAGTGATTTGCCCCGAAAGTATAAGCCACGAATTATTATACGCTTGGTCTAGTAATATATCATCCAACTGCTGCTGTTGTATTTTACCCATTATATCATCTGACTCATTAGATTCTGCCATAACATTTATTTAAGTTAGTAACTCTTCTATAAGAACAATATACTAAATTTAAAATTTCTATAAAAATTTTTGAGTCAGAACATATGCCCCGCCTCATGTAAAATTTGCTCACGCCCCCCTAAAAGTTATGTGTTTGGCGTGCTTAAGAGGTTCTACCAATCTGATCCCCAGCTAAAAATTGGCACGGGGATACCCCCCGTTGCTTTAACAAGTATTAATTTAAATATAATAATTATGTCAGTATTTTTTAGAAAATTAAGAGTAAATGATAGTACAGGAACAGCTACTATCATCGTAACAGACCAACCTATCTCAAGCAAGGTTGGAGAATTAGCAGGAATGAAAGTAGGAACAAGAACTCAAGGTAACATAACCTTTGGCGTTCTATCTCTTATAGACCCTGAAACTAATAAAGTAATGAACGCTAAACATCCAACAATTAAAGCTCTACAAAGTAAGCTTAATGCAGGAGATGAAATGAAAGGCTTTCAGCTAAGTGACAATCCTGTGATTGATTTAAACACAGGGGAAGAAACAAACTTGCGTTGGGTTGAACAAGCCTAATCTAAGAACAAGGAGTGTGTAACAGCACTCCTTTAATTAATTGACACAGTTTGCCTTGTGGGATAATGCCTACATACTCAATGGACATCAGGCTAAGGATAACCAACGAGTGTCAATTTTTTTATCTAAGAACAGAGCATAACAAGAATAGTATAAACATAGAAGTGCACTCTATGCCTGATACTTTTAGGACAGCATTATAATGTCCGTAAAATTAGTATTAAAGTCAAATGAAGAGCGGGGATTGACTACTATTCTTTTTATACTAACAATACATTGCAGTTACTAACTAATATATACAGTTACTAACTACTATCTGCTCTTATTCTTTATTTCTTCTGCTCCCCAGCCATATATTGTACTATTGTTACCAATTATTGTGGTAAAATAATAAAATATGTGTGTGTCACACTAAAGGTGAGGTCTTATAACCCACAAAAACCCACTTATTACCACCACTAAAAAACTAAAGGTACGTATAATTATATATATAGCTAACACAAGTATAACTAGAGAAAGGCTTTGAAAATAGGATAAGCACTCTAGTTATTAGTGTTAGTTTGTCTCTTCCTCTATAGGATAATAGGCATAGTACCCGCAATATTGCAAATAATCATTTAATAAAACAAGTATGAAAATCAAAGTAAATAATCCAGAACAATTCGTTACATGGGGTAATGCTATAGGCATTGTCTTATATAGCAGAGAACAAGACTTATTCGTTAACTTCTTTACAGGAGATATGGATCATAGTCGTGTAAAACGTGAACAGTTAGGTTCTCCATCGTTAGTAGATCTCTTAATAGAATTAGAGAATAACCCGGAGCTTAGGTTCGTAGCAAAACAAAATCAATTAATAACAGTGACTGAACAACATACAATGGACTTTCTTGCGTATGCAAACAGTTACAACTAAATCCACTTAATTATGAAAAAGAAAATCATTTATTTAATGCTCTTTATGTTTATAGGAGCACCACTATTACAGTCTTGTGGTTCAACCAGAAGCTGTAAATCGTCAAAGTATAAAAAATCTATGTACCAAAAGAAATGTTGGAACGCAAAGAAACAAAAATATACAAGATGTTAAGATCATTAGTAATATTCCTGTTTGCAATATCATTTATGAGTTGTGAACAGGAGCCTCTAATGGAGGTACAAAGTAATCCAGATGAATATAAGTTATTCTCTCAAGTATATGCACCAACAACAGACACTACAAGATATTTATATATGTTGTATAAGTCAGAAGATAATGGTGTATCTGCAGAAGATAAACTTATAGTAGCTTGGTCAAATTTTGTAGTATATGCTACATCGTTTAATATGCCGGTTACAGGAGAAGAATTTATGAATTATGCAAGTACATATTATGATGGTGACGCTAATACACTCAACAGCTTTGCTGATGCGTTTGTTATATCAACATTACAATATGCTACTAATCAACAAAGAACAACATATCAAGTAGATAATACTTGGAATAAGTTCTTAATACCATATGACATAAATATGTTCATAGATGCAGGAGATGAAGTAAATATTATTAACTAAAATTTTAAACAAGATGAAACACTTAGTCAAAAAATTCATTAAACTATTGTACGTAGTAATTGTACCAATACTTGGTATAGTTAGTTCAGCATTATATTTTAATGAATATGGATCAGGATATATGCCTGTAACCATTATTATAGTATCAATGTCAATATTTTGTATTTTAAATGCAGTATTTTTTACTGTATTTATGGATAAGGTGATATTATTACCTAAAATAGATGCAAGATTTGAATCAATAATTGGATTAGGAGTAGCTTGGCAAAAAACTTCTTTGATGATAGTATTACCATTTACTACAATAGAAGTAAAATGGAAAAAATAAATATTAATAATAGGAACCTTACATAAAAAGTGAGGTTCCTATATAACACCACTTAATTATGAAAGATATAAAGTATAGTAAAAACGTATTAAAATTACAATTGATAGTATTAGCAATGTTATTATTTGTACTTGGAGTAAGTGCACAAAGCACATACAAAGGAAAAAAAATGAATCATGAGTCAATCTCATCTGTATTTACAGTACCAGGTGGCTATGAAAGAAACAATATGGATGCATACTCTGAATGGTTGATAGCTCACCCATTAAAAGAGAAATCAGAAGTTGAATATTATAATGGAAACATTAAGCATAATAATTTTATTTATGCAGCAGTATTTGATTATGAAATAGGCACAAGAGATTTACATCACTGTGCTGATGCAGCTATATATCTTAGAGCATCGTATAACTATTCAAGCGGTTTCTTAGATAGATTACAATTTACATTTACAAATGGTTATAGAACTTCTTATATAGATTATCTTAAGGGAGCTAATCCAACACCAATTAATGCTGGTCGTGATATAGTAACTAAACAAGGTAAAAGCCGTAAAGATAATTGTAAAACATTTAGAAAATGGTTGGATCTTGTATGGAGTTATGCCGGAACATATTCAATAGAACAGTATGATACTGAATCAGTAAGTTATTGGGATATGCAACCGGGTGATGTGTTTGTAACTGGAGGATTTCCAGGACATGCTATTACCGTAGTAGATATGGCAGTAAATAAAGCAGGACATAAAATATATATGTTAGCTCAAAGTTATATGCCAGCACAAGAACAACACATATTATTAAATCCACTGACTTTAGATGTTTGGTATTCTATGGATGATATGAATTATATCAATACACCAGAATATACATTTGAACCATCAGATTTACGTAGATTTATATTATAAAACGTTACGTGTAACGTACTAACAGTACCAGTAATTATATATCATATAATAAAAGTACTACAATAGGTCCAAAAAGATTGATTAATGGTTAAGTGGACCATCAATTAGACAGACACCCTTTCTTTTCTCATACTTGTTAGGAAGGGACTGTCTAATTATTTATAACTAAAAAATTAAAAAATATGTCAAATACACTAAGCATTAGAAAAGAAAGCTTAATGAACATTGTATCAACTATATTATCAAATAAAGGTGTACAAGAACCTTTAAACTTTGATCATATCAAAAATATTATACTTAATAATATGTCTGATAGTACTTTAGAAAATGTAGTAGAACTTATGTTAACTAAAGAACATTATGAATTAGTATATCCTAATGATTTAGTAAAAGTAAGGCCACCAAGTTATCATGAAGGCAGTAAATATGAAAAAGATATACTGAAAGATATGGATTTACTACCTGAAGATAATATGGTTTATGCAAAAGTAATATCAGATAATAGCTGGTCAACAAACAATAAGTATAATCCTTTATATAGTCAGTTAAAGATAGAATATCTATATCATGATGAAAACCGTAACCTTGCATTCATTGAAGATACTACTAGTCCTTTTGAATTAAAAAAATTAAAAACAAGAGAGCTAAATAAATTAGTTAAATCAATGGAAAACCAATTAAAAAATAAAAAAGATGCCAAAATTATCAATGGAACTGATCAGATCACACTATAACCAATGGAAAAAGAAAGAGTCAATTAATTCTACATTTGGTTATACAATGAATGAAATGTATAAACTTAATGATATTGAGTTAGCAAAAGAAAAAGATGATAATATGGCTCTTTTAAGATTATTAAAAGATCATGTATACAAAGAAAAATAGATTTGGTATAGTAAACCGTGAGGTAATAACAGATCCTAATTTATCAATTGGTGCTAAAACATTATATAGCGTGTTATGTTGCTATGCAAATAAAAACAGAACATGTTTTCCATCAATAAGTACATTAGCTGATGACACTGGCTCAAGTCAATCAAGCATAGACAGATGGATAAAAGAGCTTAAAACATATAAATACGTAAAAAGAATTGGTAGAAAGCTAATAATTAAATAACACCGTTAGCTATATTAATGCTTTTTATTTTATAATCTGAGTTTAATATATATTATATTATGTGAGTCAATAGAAGTAAATAGTTATCTTTATAAAATATTAATAAAAAGATGATTATACAACTTCCAAATGGACGCATAATAGAGTGCTCATTAGAACAATACTTATCATTAACAGATGATGAGTATAAAGATCTTAATGGCCTTAGCTCAGCATATACAAAGGAAGTGGGTAACCCGTTTTACAATAGCTTTTCAAAATCATTACCTCCTGAGATACAGGAAGAGTTTATTCAAGAGAATGAACCAAGATTAGATGAAATTGATGCTTATGAAAAACTAGATGACCCGTATTTTCACTCTGATGATAGTTAATCATCACTCAATTATTTATTAATTCACTAAATTTTATTAAAAATGCAAAACAAAGTCAACATTGTGGCTGATGATATGGGTAATATCATCCGTCAATCAAGTAAAAACGCAGAATTCGGTCACATTAGATTAGAACAACAAAGAGTAGTTTTTGGAAATACCGGATGGGTTAAAAGTTCAAATAGATCAACATTATTACATGGTAAAATGGATGATTTACAGAATTTACAACTAAACGTTAACACACCGCTTACTGGTAAGATAATTGTAAAAGAATCTCTTACACCATTTAGTAACAATGATCCAGATAGAGATCTAAAAATGGCTGGAGAAACAGGAATTATCTGTGCAGTAGAAGGTGAACCTATTTATAGGAAAACATTCTTTGTAGCTGATGCTACAGCTGAGGATGTATTAATTGCTCATACTAATGGAGATGCAATCCGTGAAGCCAATGGTATGAATACTAATGCAGTTAAAACTACAGTAACTCCCGCTGAAGCATTTGGTTTAGAAGGAGATGATGATGCAAATGATCAAGAAGTAGTAGATGAAGAAGTAGTAAGTGAAGTAGAAGAAACAGAAGATGTTCTTGAAGAAGAAACATTTGAACTATAAACGTTAGTTTTCTAAGAAATGAAAGGGAGTAGTAAGTGGAATCGTTGCCACAAGCTACTCCTGGACATTTATATATATCACTTAATTACTTAATCATTAAATAAACATGTATGCTATCTCAAGAACAAATATCAAAACTAAAACTTAATAAAGATCAGATAAAACTAAGCAAACGCATAGAAAGGTATCAATATTTAGGCTTATTAACGGAGTATCAATTGCATCCTCCATCAATAATAAACTCATTTCAATACAATAAACTTAATCCTTATCAACATTTTTTGTTTAAACGTGTACTCCACGGTTTAAAAGTTTATAAACCTGAAGAAGTTAAAAAGCTTCATTGGGATAAAAAAAGACGTATAAGTAAAGTATGGAGAAGAGGACAAAGAGAGATAAATGCTTGGAAACAAACTCTTTGTAATAAAAAAGTAAATGCTTATCTTAGTAAAACTTTTAAAAGTTCTCCTACAGCACAGTATATAGTAAGTATACCTGCTGATGAAATATTAGATGACTTTAAAAATACATTTACATTTAAAGATTTAGGTATAACCTATGAAGATGTAGTTCTTAAATTTTTATCTATAGGTTTATTACCTAAAAATTATTTTACATTAAGTCCAAATGAGCATCAAAAAAGTATCAAGTAAAATGGCTAAAATAAATACTGCCTATTCTAAACAGCGTAGAAAGTATTTATCTGACCACAACATCTGTCATGCAAAGATCCATAAGTGTTCTTTGCATGCTACAGAAGTTCATCATAAGAAAGGACGTGGAGAATATCATCTTGATGAATCTACATGGTTACCAGTTTGTAGAAACTGTCACACATGGATAGAAACACACCCACAAGAAGCTTATGAGTTAGGATTTTCACAATCAAGACACTAAAATTATGAGAAGAAAGAAAAAACATATTCAATACGTAAGAAAGTATCTATATAATTTAAAATATGATACATTAAATAAAACATTTGAAGCATCAATGGAAGACTTTAAAGATAAAGGTCATAATAGAAGCATCAAAAATAATACATTACTAATAAGAAAATATCAACGTAGATTATTTTTATTAAATTTTTAGTTATGGATGAATGGGAAAAAAATAGATTAATTAAAATGATAACGTGGTGCGTTATAGCATCAATAACAATATTATTATGGCATCAAGTATGGAAATTAGTCATAGGGACATAGTACAAGCGGATGCATTGACAATAGCATCACAACATAGAAGATGTGGCTTAGGTATATCTATGGGTGTAGGCAAAACAAGAATTGCTATACAACACTTATTAGCAAACTTTAATCCATTTATAAAAGTATTAGTAGCCGTACCAAAAAAGTCTGTAATGAAGTCTTGGTATGATGAATTAGATAAAATGAATAATAATATTCTTGAAGATCATATTACTTTTACAACTTACTTATCACTTAATAAACAAAATCCAAATGATTATGATATAGTTTATTTAGATGAGTGGCATAGTTTAAAAGAATCACATGAAGCTTTTTTATCTCAATTCAAAGGTAAAATATTAGGATTAACTGGTACACCACCTAGAGATAAAGAATCTGAAAAAGGAAAACTTGTTCAGAAGTATTGTCCAATCAAATATACATTTGAAGTAGATGATGCAACTGACTCAAACATATTAAATGATTACAAAATAATCATTCATGAGTTAGAACTATCAAAATTACCTACATTAAAGAAAAAAAATAAAAAAGGTGGTTTTTGGTATACATCTGAAAGAAAGGATTATAACTATGCAACATCCAGATTACAAGACGCAGAAACATCTAAGCAAATTCAATTTGGTAGAATTATGAGAATGCGTGCTATAATGGATTATACAAGTAAAGAGAGCTATGTTAAGAGTATAATAAAAAATATAAATACAAAGTGTATTATATTTGCTAATACTCAAAAACAAGCAGACAGAATATGTAAACATAGTTATCATTCTAAAAATCCAAAATCAGAGGAAAACCTTGAGTTGTTCTCTGATGGCAGGATTGATAAACTATCATGCGTGTTACAATTATCAGAAGGTGTTACAATTCCTAAGCTTAAAGCAGGTATTATTATGCATGCATATGGTAATGAACGTAAGACTGCACAAAGAATTGGTAGATTATTAAGACTTAATCCAACTGAGACAGCAACATGTCATATACTGTGTTACAAGAATACACAAGATGAAACATGGGTAAATAATGCAATTCAAGATTTTGATCAATCTAAAGTTTTATATTATAATCCATTAAAAAAGTAATGTGTAAACCAATCATTAAATGTAGTAGATGTTCTGAAACCTTTTGTTCAGGTTTAGATTATAGATGGCATTTTGATAAACATTTAGATGAGTGGTATGAAGCAGAAAATAAACAAGAATACATTAAAAAAACAACACAATGGGAAAAATGAAAGAATTATTTATGGAAGAAAGACATAACTCTGAGTATCGTGGTGCACATGATGCTATGATACATGGTCTTGCACGCCCTTCAGTTGAAGAGTTTATACCTTCAGAAGAAACACCATGTCCAAATTGTACAAGGAGTTATGTTTTAAGAACTCATGAAGAAGAAGGTGTATGTAAAAAATGTGGACAAGAGTTCATATTTATAGATAATAACGTATTAAGATATAAATAATGGGAGCATCAGTAAACGTAGTACCAATGACTTTATTTGGTAATGAAGTAGAAGTAGAATATTATTATTATCCTGGAGAACCTGATCAAATGTATGATTCAAATGGAGATCCAGGAACACCAGGAACAGCTCCATCAGCAGAAATGATTCGTATATGGTGTGAATTAGAAAATGATGAAGGTAGTTCCAGTATAGTAGATGTATTAGGATTAATAGATCCAGAATTTTTATCAGATGAAATAATTGAAAAATATCATGAGTGAAGAAATAGTAAAACATAAAAACGGTAAAACATATAAATTAGTCAATGATGTATGGGTTCGTGTAAGAGTTCATACGCAGGATGAAGTAGATCCACATGATCCAGATTATGGTTGGTTATGGGATCTAGAAAATAAAAGATGATGATAAATAGAATAGATGATAATATAAATGAAATAAAGGATAAATTAAATGATGTCATAGATTATTTGGAAGACGTGGAAGTAATGCCAGGTATGAATCAAAGAAATCTAGACGTTGCATATTCTTTACTAATAGAAATAAAAGAAATGTTATGACAGAAGAAGACAAAAAATACAGACAGGGAAGAAGTAAGTATCAAGTAGAACAAACAGAAAAAGTTGCTGGTATAACTATATTAGCATGTTTGGGCTTACTGATTGTCTTATCTATAATAAATAAATGTTTATGAGAAATCAACTATTTGTTCAAGCAACAATAAAAGATGGTAAATTACACTTTCCTATAAAAGCTTATGAAAGTAAATATAATAATTTTTTAAAAGAAATGCCTGAAGGTGCACGTATAGAATTATTTATAGGTGTACAAGATGGTAAAGGTAGTAATCCACAATTAGCCAGAGTACATGCTATGATAAGAGAAATAGCAAATGAAATAGGTCATACTTTTGAAGAAGTAAAACTACAAGTCAAGCGTAAAGCTGGCCTATGTTTTAATAAAAATGGAGTAGAGTTTTGTAAGTCTTTTGGTAAATGTGATAAAGAAGAACTAAATCTAGCTATACAAGCATGTCTTGAGATAGGAGATTTTAGTGGTATGCAATTAAGATAGTTACTTAACTATTTTTAGTGTAGAGTCTAAGTCCTTTAATTTTTGTGTAATATCTTCACCGTTAAATGCATCTCTTGCTAATTGTTCAAACTCAGCTTTAGTAGTAGTAGTCTCTTGTTTAATTTCAAGATTCTGTTCTTTAGCTTTATACTTAAACATTTGAACTAAAGAAAATAAAATGTATAAATCAGCTTCCCATTGATCAAAAGATAAATTAGCCTCATCTTCAGGTACTTTATCTTGTGAGTTTTTAACCATTTTTTCAAACTTAGTAAAGATGGTACCAATTTCATCAACTTTATCACTTGTCATAATCTTTCTAGTAATCATAGATTGTAATGCAGGAATGTAAGAAGCAGATACTTCAATATCTTTAATTATAGATGCTAAATCATAAGTAACATAGGTTTGTAATCTTTCTTTATCTTCTGCCATAGTAATAATTTTAATGTGTAAATATAGTAATAATATAATAAAAATGGAAATCAATATAAATAATTTAAGAGATAATCTAATTAAAAAATTAAATGATAGCGGATGGGAACGTGTACTATCACCATATATAAATGGATTAAGCTTTGACCATATTATGAATACATTAGTTAATAGTGTAAATAATGGTAGAAGATTTACACCTAAATTTAAGGATACATTTAATGCTTTTGTAGAGTGTCCTTATAAAGAAACAAAAGTAGTTATAGTTGGTCAGGACCCATATCCACAATTAGGTGTAGCTGATGGTATAGCATTTAGCTGTAGCAATAAAGGAAAAGCTGAAAAATCCCTGCAGTATATACTTAAACAAACTATAGGTGATTTTACTGACACAGGTAGAGTTATATATACACCAGAAGAATGTGATCTAAAGCGTTGGTCTAATCAAGGCGTATTATTAATTAATACAGCATTAACTGTAGAAGTAAATAAAATTGGTTCACACTATGGAATTTGGAAATCATTTACAGAATATCTATTTGATACACTAAATAGACATAATAAAGATTTGATATTTATTTTAATGGGTAGAAAAGCTGAAGAGTGGGCACCCTTATTATCTAATATGAAAATATTTAAAGTAGCACATCCTGCATCTGCCGCTTATAGGGGTGGAGAATGGGATTGTAAAGACGTATTTAATAAAGTTAATGATGAACTAATTAAACAAGATAAAGCTTGTATACAATGGTAATAATCATTACATTTGTATAACCAAAAACCAATATAAATGCCTGAAAGCCAATTAGTTGAACAAAAAGAAGTAATACGTGACTTCAAGAGTAAATTTTATGCTGATTATGGTGTGAACCTACATGTATTTGTACCACCTAAAGAAGATAATAAAATTACACTAACAACTTTAGAAATAGTTACTTTAGCAACACTTTACCGTGATATTCCAAAATTTACACACATAACTTCCCTATTAAATAGAACAAGAGTTAAGGAGTATATGATATACCTACATAATTTTTGTTATATAGCATATAGTTTAGGATACACTAAAAATAAAATAGGAATATACTTAGAAAGAACTCATGCTACAGTTATAAATTCATGTAAAAGAGTTAGTAATGGTATGGATATCAATGATAAGTTTACAATAGATGTATATAATAATATAATTAATGAACTAAAAAATTATGTGGGAACTATTCCAGAAAATCTTAAAAGCAAAGATGACCCCAAACCAGTTACAGATACTATTTGGGATCAAGCAAGGCGTCTCCTTGCCATACATAACTAAACAAGATGTACTTGATTTAATTGATGAAAAGTACTTAAAAAAAAAAGACAGTAAGTTTGTTCTAACACCTAAAGCTAAACTATTTATAGTTAGAATGGACAATTACTTTATAAAAGCAAAAAAGAAAACAGATATAGCATTAATGGGTAAAAACTCTATAGATAATATAAATACTTATAGAGAAATATTTCCTGCTAAAAAATTACCAAGTGGTAAGCCAGCAAGAAATAATGTTAAAGCACTTAGTGATGCATTTAGATGGTTCTTTGAGACATATGATCATACATGGGATGATGTGATGAAAGCAACAAGCATGTATGTTAATGAGTATAGAGACAAAGAGTATATGTATATGCAAACAAGTCAATACTTTATATGTAAGCAAGATAAGCATAGAGTAAAGCACTCTACGTTAGCAGACTACTGTGATATGACTATTGAAGGTATATCTACAGAAGATGAACACTTTAAAGAAAATGTAGTATGAGTAAAACCAAAGAATCATGGGTGGGGCAGTATACTGCCTTTAATGAAGCGCTTAAATATATGTTTAGAAGGTCAACAGGAGAAGAGAAATCAATCTATACTCCATGGCCTAAATTTAATGACGCAACCACTGATGGTTTAGAATGGAATACTCTAACTGTAATTGGTGGAAGACCTGGCTCAGGTAAAACGTTAATTAAAGATCAAATAATTAGAGAGTCATTCATGCTAAATCCAAATGATGAATTCAGAGTTTTAGAATTTCAATTTGAAATGGTAGGAAGAACCTCAGCTATAAGAGAGTTTAGTTCTATAACGGGTAAAACTTATAAAGAACTATGTAGTGCTGGTAGTGTATTAACTACAGACACTTTAAATAAATGTCACCAGTATGCTAAAGAAAGAGTAAAGTATCCTGTTGATATTATATCTACACCTATGACAGTTAATCAAATGCGTGAGCAAATTGATAAATATATGACTGCACATAAAGGTAAAAATACAATGATAACTCTTGATCATACTATGTTAGTTAAGAGAGCACCATACCAAAATAGCACATTAGATATGTTATTTGAGTTAGGTGAATTCTTTACGCAATGTAAAAGAGATTATCCTTGTTTATTTATTGCTTTGTCACAACTTAATAGGAATATAGATAATCCTGACAGAGCAATAGATGGTAAATATGGAAATTATATACTTGAGTCAGATATATTTGGATCAGATGCAATGTTACAGCATGCAGATACTTTAATAGGTATTAACAGACCTGCTAAACAAAAAATTAGATTCTATGGACCTGATAGATATATAATAGAAAATGATAGAACTTTAGTTTTACACTTCTTAAAAGCCAGAAATGGAGATGCAAGAATGAGTTTCTTTAAAGCAAAGTTTGAACAAATGCAAATAGAAGAAATGCCTACTCCGGGCCAACAAGAAAGAAGATGATAAATACTAAAAACATAAATAAAACACAGAAAATGGGATTAACACCAGAGCAACGTAAAAAAAAAGTTGCAACATTAAGAGAAGAGCATGAAGATTACTTTCAAAAAGAAGGTATTATAAATGCTTTATATATTCCTAAGATGGCTTATAGACCTAAAGGCAAAGATGAATTACATGTTAGCTTTTTTCCAAGTGAACTTGAAAAAGAAGAAAATGTATATACTGAATTTGTTAGTATAGATTATGATTCAGAAGATCCAAAAAGAACATTGTACTTACATAAGTATAATCCTCATTGGAAAACTGAATATGAATTAATTACTTCCAGTACAGGTTTTCAAAGACATCTTATTCCTGTTACAGAGTTAAAAGTTATTAATGATGTAACAAATAGAAAGGGTAGTATTACTAATATAAGTAAACCTATACCCTTTGAAGATTTAACCGGACCAGATCCAGTTAATAAAGAAGACGCATTGGTAAATAAATTAGAAGATATCAATCAGTCAATAATAACCTTAACAAAAGTAATCAATAAATTAATTAAATAAAATGGCACAAAGCGTATTAGTAATTGCAGATTCAGGTACAGGAAAGTCTACCTCAATCAGAACATTAAACCCTAAAGAGACTTTCATTATAAACATTGCAAATAAGCCTTTACCTTTCAAAGGTTATAAGAGTAAGTATACTCAAATAACTAAAGATAACCCCAAAGGTAATTTAACATCAGCAGCAAGTGCTCCTGGTATTATAAAGGCAATGAAGCATGTTAATGATAAAATGCCAGATATAAAAACAATAGTTGTTGATGACTGGCAGTATATGAGTTCTTTTGAATATTTTGATAGAGCTAATGAAAAAGGATATGATAAGTTTACTCAGATTGCATCTAATTTAGCCATGGTTGCTAAGTTACCTAAAGATTTAAGAGAAGACTTAACTGTAATCTTTTTGACACACTCAGAAGATTCTACTGATATAAACGGAAATAGAAAGATCAAAGCAAAAACAATTGGTAAAATGATTGATAATGCTTTAACTTTGGAAGGTCTCTTTTCTATAGTATTATTTGGAAGAGTAAATAAAAATGATGATGGTGTGCTTGAATATGGTTTTGAAACTCAAAACTCAGGAGAGAACACATGTAAATCACCTATGGGTATGTTTGAGGATTTCTTCATTCCTAATGACCTACAGTATGTAAAAGATTGCATTGAAAAATATGAAGAGTAAATTAATTAATAAATAAATAAAAAAAGTAAATTATGTTTAGTACTAAAGACATGTCTGTAAACACAGGCGGAACAAAACCTGTAATTGAACCAGGTAATCAAGTAGTTAAAATTAACTCAATATCATTTGATCAAACACCTTATGATACAGAAGCATACAATATTGTACTGCATGTTGAATCAGAGCCTGTAACAGGAGAGTTTAATGGTTTCTTAAAAGATATGGACAACCCAAATGGACCAAAATATGAAGGACAAGTTGGTAGAGTAAGATTTAGCCCGTATCCATATAAAGATACAACTTTACAAAGTGGAACAGAAATATCTAGAGATACAGAAGTATTAAAATCTATGGTGTTTTTATCAGAAGCACTTGGTAAAAGAGCTGAGCTAGATAAAATTGAAGCCAATACAATTGAAACATTTATGGTAGAGTGTAATAAATTATTCTCTAATAGTGAATACATTAATGTTTGTTTAGGTGCACGTGAATGGGAAAACAGAGATGGTTATATTAATAATGATCTATTTTTACCTAAGAGAAGTAAAGACGGTGTACCAATTGAAGCTTTAAATGCTGAGAACAGCAGACTCTTACAATTTGATAGTAATAATACTAATCATTTAAGAAAATTAGTAAAAAATGATGAACCTAAAACAAATAGCTTTGAACCAGCTAAAGTAGTAGGTGATGATTTTGACCTATAATATTAATTAAAAGAATGGGCTTAGTGTAATGCTGAGCCCATTTCTTTTTAATACATTTGGATTATGTTTAGTACTAAAAATTTTGTATTAGAAGGATCGGATGCACCAAGCACATGGATATTTCAATATTATTTAAATTTATCAGAACCCCTTACGGGACAAGATGTAAAGATTAAATCAATCTTTAATCCATCTGAAAGAACACCAAGCTTTTGCATATATGTTGATAAAACAATAATGCAATATAAGTTTAAAGATTTTTCAACTGGTAAAAGTGGTAATAAAATAGATTTAGTAAAGTCACTATTTGAAATAGAGTATGCAGAAGCTATGCAAAGAATAGTTGCAGACTATAATAAATATGTAAAGTCACCCGAATATAAAACTCAAGATATTGTACCAGAACCTAAGTGGAAACTGGATTTTGTTAAAACTAAAGGTTGGAGTATAATTGATCAAAAGTATTGGTTAAGTTATAGAATAGGAAAAACAATACTAGAAGAATATAATGTTAAGCCTGTTGATTATTTTAATTTAATTAAAACTAAAGGATCAGAATTTAAAAGTTTACGCATTGGTAATAGTATGTGTTTTGGATATTTTGATAAAGATGGGCAACCATTTAAATTTTATCAACCAAAAAGTAAAACACATAAGTTCTTTAAAGTAAAAAACTATTTACAAGGGTTAGATCAATTAAAATATAATCAACCTTATTTAGTAATATGTTCTTCATTAAAAGATGCTATGTGTCTTAAAGGTATGGGATATAACTTAGAGGTTATAGCACCAGACTCAGAGAATACTATGATTAAACCTCACATAATACAATATCTGAAAAAAAAGTATAAAAAAGTAATCACTTTATTTGATAATGATAAAGCAGGTATAGAAGCTATTGAAAGATATGCTAAGACATATGAAGTATATGGCACTCATCCTACTTTAAGTAAAGATATTGCAGATGCAATGAGGGAACACGGTTTCCAAAAAGTTCATGCAATGTTAAAACCGCTATTAAAAGAAGCATTAAATAAATAACATGGGAGAAATAAAAAAAGTAATGCGTTGGTGGATACCAGGTAATGTTCCTTCAAGTAAGAACGGAAGACGCTGGACAGGTAAATACTTTATTGCTAGTAAAGCTGTAATGAATTATAGAAAGGCCACTAAGGCTATTTATTTAAGCTATACTGATGAATTTAAAGAAGCATTAAAAACACGTGAGTTACCAATAAAAATATCTTTTGAATTTATTAGAGGTAGCCGTCATAAGTTTGATTATATAAATCCTGCACAAACAGTGCAAGATGATATGGTTAAGTATGGATGGATAGAAGATGATAATGCAGAATTTATTATACCAGCATTTGAGAAATATACATATGATAAACAAAATCCAGGAGTTTGGATAGAAATAGTTGATTTTAATTAAGTATGGCAAAAAACATTATAACAGAGAAAGAGTTTTTTAAGTTAGTTGAAATGTTTAACGGTTTACCTGATGATCAAGCTATGGCTTGTCAAATATATAATAATAGTAACTATAAAGAAAAAGAACTACTTGATTTACTTATGTGTAAAGCATTAGTATTTGATAATAGAAAGTATTTTATAGATGCTGTTAAAATGGACATTCATATAGAAACTTTATATAGTAATAATATAGTTGCTTATATGGCTTTTGATAAAGCAAATGATATATATCATAAAATACTTAAACAAATAACTAAAAATAAATGAGATGATTAATATACAAGATCAAGTTGCTAAAACAACTAAAACTTTAATATTTACTGAGCCCTTTTACGGGCTCTTTTTAATTGGTATAAACAAACAATATAGTGAACGTATACCTACAGCAGGTGTAAGTAAACATGGTATTGGTATACAATTGACTATAAATCCAGAGTTCTATATTAATTTAAGTGAGGATCACAGATTTGGATTAATTAAACATGAGCTATTGCATATTGCATTTGGTCATTTAATAATGAGAGACTTATACTCTGATCATAAATTATTTAATATAGCTGCAGATCTAGAGATTAACCAGTACATACTGGAAAGTAAACTTCCTAAGGGAGGTTTATTGTTGAGTAGTTTTCCTGAATTAAAACTTCCTACTAAAGCAGGTACAAAAGTATATTATAATTTACTTTTACAAGCTAAAGAAGATGGTACATGTCCATCTCTTGATAATTTGATGAACCAAATGAATGGTGAATCACCTTATTGTCATAGTACATGGGAGGAATTTGATGAGCTACCTGAAGCAGATAAGAAACTTATGCAAAAACAAATTGAGCATCAGTTAAAAGATACAGCAGAGCAAACAGAAAAAAAATGTGGTAATATACCCGGTGAACTTGCTGATATCATACATAGGCTTTTACATGTTGAGCCACCTAAATTTGATTGGAGAGGTTATTTAAGAAGATTTGTTGGGAATTCAAGTATAGTATATACTAAAAAGCTGAGACGTAAGTATAACAAACGTTACTCAGCTAATCCTGGTCTTAAAATCAAGTTTAAAAATCATATACTTGTTGGAGTTGACACAAGTGGATCTGTAAATAATGATGAGCTAAAAGAATTCTTTAGTGAACTTACGCATATGCATAAGACGGGTCATAAGATTACTGTTGCACAGTGTGATACTCGCTTGAAAAGCGTGAAAGAATTCAATCCAAAAAAAGATTGGGAAATACATGGTCGTGGTGGAACAAGCTTCCAACCAGTTATTGATCACTATAATGAAAAAAAAGGGCAATATACAGCTCTTATATATTTAACAGATGGTGAAGCATATTCTCCAGATGACTGTCCTAAGAACACTTTATGGGTTCATAGTAGTGTATCTGAAATAAATGAAGAATTACCAGGATTAAAAATTAAATTAAATTAATAGAAAATGGCACAAGTAAATTTAAACGTAACAGAATTAAAAGGATTTATAAATCACATAATAAAAAACAATAGATTTTTGCAAGATGAGAATAAAAACTCTGTATCAGTAGAAGTTGTAGGTGAATCAGGTATTGGTAAAACTTCTACAATTGTTGAGTTAGCTCAAGAAAATAATCTAAAGTTTGTAAAATTAAACTTAGCTCAGATAGAAGAGTTAGGTGATCTTGTTGGTTTTCCTGTACGTCAATTTCAGATGTATAAAGAAAAAACTGTACCTGCAAAGAAAATAGATGATTTATCTATGGTAACTGCAGCACAGAGAGCGGCTGGTACAAGTCTAGCAAATATGTCTACTACTACTACTAAAAAAGTAGGGATGTGGGTAGATGAACTTGCCGTACAAGAGTATCTTAAAAATGGATATAAAATGACAGGTAAAAATAGAATGTCTTATTGTGCTCCTGAATGGATTGCTGATGCAAAGGCCGGTGGTATCTTATTACTAGATGACTGGAACCGTGCTGATACAAGATTTATTCAAGCAGTTATGGAATTAATTGATAGACAATCTTATATTTCATGGACATTACCAAAAGACTGGCACATAATTTTGACAGCAAACCCGGATAATGGAGACTATATGGTTAACAGTGTAGATAGTGCACAGAAGACTAGATATGTAACCGCTAACTTAAAGTTTGATGTTAATGTATGGGCACAATGGGCTGAGGGTGCAGGAATTGATACAAGATGTATTAACTTCCTGTTGCTCCATCCAGAGTTAGTAACACAAGAAACAAATGCAAGATCCATTACAACGTTCTTTAATGCTATATCTAGTTTTGACAACTTTGAAGATAATTTATCTCTGATCCAAATGATTGGAGAAGGTAGTGTTGGTGATTCTTTTGCTTCTATGTTTACAACCTTTATTAATAATAAGTTAGATAAGTTAGTTACACCTAAAGATTTGTTATCACATGAAAATGAATCTTATATACTTGGTGAACTTAGAGGTTGTATTGGTAAAGATGATACTTACCGTGCAGATATTGCTGCTACATTGGCAACAAGACTTGGTAATTATGCTGTAGTATATTCTAAAGATAATACTATAACACAAAAAATTACTGATAGACTTAAGTCTCTATGTACTTTAGATTACTTTACTAATGATCTTAAGTATTTAGTTGTACGCACCATATTTAATGGTAATAAGAAAAAGTTTAATAAACTAATGATGATTCCAGAGATTATCAAAATGACAATGAAATAAAATGGCAAATAAATCAGTATATCAAAATCTTGATCTTACTGCTTTATCTTACTTTGATTTAGAACAGGACACTATTTATGGTGTCCTTTCTACTTCAGGGGTAAGTAAAGTATTATGTACTCAAGATGAAAAAACATATGATAAAATATATAGAATATTAACTGTTCCCACAGAAGATGAACAAACTTTTAGAACAAAAAAGAAAGCTTTTATATTACCTAAGTGTAGTGTATCTCAAGATAGATTAAAAGCTGCTCTCAAAGAGCAAGGTATATCTGTAACAAATGATTATGAATTAGCAGATTTAATTATAGGTCATGACGACATAGCAAGTTATAGATTAGAAAATGGAGAGAATATTCCTTCTACTTTAATGATGAATAAGTTATGGAATTATGAAACTACTAATGGAAGAGCATCAGCAACTCAATCTTTAGAATTACAAATTTATAATTCAGGAGAAGAATGTATAATAACTAATAAGTTAACTGATAAAGTAAGATATTATGATTTAGACATTAATGATAGTTTATATGATGTTTGGATGATTACAGGTATGGCATTAAGTATAGCTCATATTATTGACACCACAGATGTAAGTGTTATTGATCCTGAAACAGTACTTCATGCTTCTGCAACTAAAATGACTCTTGACGAACAACTATTTAGTGATCTTAAGGCTCAGTTAAATTCGCATGGTGATGATAAAGCTTTAGCTCTTAAAATTATACCAACTATTGACTATAAGAATAACTATCATTTGTTATGGCAGTTTGCACAAGACTGTAGTTTTATAACATATGCAGACAATAGAGATAAAGATTTACAATATTGGATAGAAGCATCTGAATTTAATTCCTTAAGTCGTAAATGTGCACAAGACATGATACTATGGTTAGAGGAAAATGATAAATTATGCAAAACAACTTTCAGATATTTAGAACCAATAGTCAGAAGAGAAATAAGCATTCAGAATAGAGATCTTTATACATTCAAGGTAGCTGTAAAAAAAGAATATCAGAAATATTTAAAATAAAAAAAAATGCAAAAATTATATAAAATAAAATTAAGTTCAAATGATGAATGTATCACTCCAGATAAAAAATTTAATAGTTCAGCCTTTACTGTAAAAGAATTAGGAAACTATGTAGCGGATAATGCAGGGTGGCATATAACTAGATCTTTTATTAGAGAACATTTATTACCAGAAAATAATAATGTAATAAATCTTCAAGATAAAAATATATATAGATATCCCAAATTAACTTTACCAACACAAAAAGTTGACTTACTAAAGGATAAATATAATCTAAAAGTTACAAGAAAAGTTGATACTGCTGATTATAGAATTGTATCAACAAAGTATTTTGAAAGTTTATTAGAAACCAGTTGGGATAAAAGTTATCCATTTACAATAGGTTTTAAATTCTTTAAACATCTTGTAGAAGAAAAACTTTTATCAGAGAGTGGTTATACTAAAGTAAAGCAAATAGTAGAAGGTTTACCTAAAGACTGTATGTTAATTATAGAAAGACCATGGAGTTATAATTCATCTACTAAACTTACAGTTTCTAAATTTGAATTTCCAGATCATCGTAGCAACAGAATTGTATATATTAAAAAAGATATGATTCCAGTTTTAGATGATATTATGAATACAAACCCGGAAAAAATTATATTTGATACTGAAGTTTCTGATATAATTGATGAAGGGCTTGCTGAAATAAGTGATGATGAGTTTGAAACTATTAAACAAATGATTACATCAGGAGATAGAGATAGTAGATCACTTGCAGTAGAAATGCTTGCAAATTGTAATATAAATAAGTCATTCAATGTTGTAAGTTACTTATACTATTGGCATTATGATTGGTTTAAAGATTCTTCAAACTGGCAGTCAGTTAATGTTAAATCATTCAGAAAAAGGATGAAAAAATATGAAGGCGGTATAAGTGAAGGAATACATTCATATAATCAGTATATACAATTATTGATAGAAGATGAAAAATTAACTACCTTTGTTTTAAATAAAACAAGAGAACGTTTATACAAAAATATATTAGGTTCTATAATTGGAGATACTGCTGCAGTATTTAAAATGCCAATTGATTGTTTAAATATAAAAGAAGAAATGCAAAAACATATAGATGAATAAAGACTTGCAAAAAGAAGAGGAGTTTTATGCTAAACCATTTAGGTTTAGCTACTCTTCTCTTAATAGATTATTATTTTCACCATCCTTATTTTATAAGGACTATATATTAAAAGATCGTGAGGTCAGAACTGATAAACATTTAGTAGAAGGTAAGCTTGTACATTGTTTAGTGTTTGAACCTGAGAACTTAAATAAAAAGTTTAACGTAGTACCCGGTAAAGCACCATCAGATAGTGTTAGAAAGGTATTAAAAGATATGTCACTAGTAACAGATGCACCAACGCTACAAGAATGTGATGACTTTATTATATTAGATTCATTAAAAAGTTTAAACTTATATCAATCTCTTAAAGCAGATGAGTCAAGAATAGCTAAGATAAGAACAGAAGATAATGAACCATATTGGAAGTTTTTATCTAATAGTAATGTTGATGTTGTGAATCAAGATACTTTAGAGGATTGTACAGCTAAAGCGGAAGTTATAAAATCTAATGATGAAGTAATGAGTTTATTTAAAAATGAACAAACTGATTTTGATTTAGATCCAATAACTACACATGCAGAAAAGTATTTATCTTCTGAATTAGAAGGTTACCCTTTTGGAATACATGGTTATATAGATTATTATACTGTTGATAGTGAATCAAAAACAGTAACAATATGTGATTTAAAAACATCTGGTAAAACAATTGTAGATTTTAGAGATAGTGTTGACTTTTATAACTATTGGTTGCAGGCCGCTATTTACAGTAAATTAGTCTATGATTCTCTTGGAGATGATGCAGATGAATATACATTTATATTTAATTTTATAGTAATTGATAAGTACAATCAAGTCTATGTATTTGGTGTTTCACAGGAAACTATGGCTCAGTGGGCCAGTGGTTTAAGTGGTACGTTAAAAACTGCTGACTATCATTATAAAGAAAGAAACTTTTCTTTACCCTATGATTTCTTAGTAAATAAGATTAAATTATAGTATGGGGGTCTATACAGATTATTTTCAAAAGAGCAAAGTCTTTTTATATCCTTTATTAAAGATTAGGAAAGGCGTAACACATGTTCCCGTGCAAACTTATATTGCATGGGATAATGTTTTTGCTCTTGATGATAATAAATTCATGTGTGAATATAAAACAAAAATGACCCCTGAATTTAGAAAGTTTTCTTTTAATTATCTTCAAAATCACACAATGTTTGAAGATTATATTGAGTTAAATGATAATAGACATTTATTTATATTTGATTATAAATCATTGAGATATGACTTTGAGCATTTTATTAAAGGTTCATATTCTAAACTATCATTAAATAGTAAAATTAATATAGTTGATTTCTTTGGATCACAAGAAAAGATTTCATCATACGTAAAAGGATTTTTATCTCCAGACACAGCACATGAAGAATATGCTGATGAGTTAGGGGTAGATGTGGAATTAATAGAAAACACATACGAAGTATGTGATCCACCAGACTTAGAAAAAGAAACTTTAATAGATAATAGTCAAATAATCTTTCAATTATTAAAAAAAAGTTCCATATCTTTGGCTAAATAAAAATTAAACCAATGACACAAATAGGACAAAATATGATGCTGGTAAATTCAGCATTCAGAAATGCAAAATCATTTACACTTATTCCAGTGAGTATTGACTCACCATATGTAGAAGCTATGTTTGACCCATCATCAGGCGTATTAGCAGTTATCAGTAAGGTTATGAAACAATCATACCACATGGTACCAAAACTAGATGATACAGGTCAACCTGTAAGATTAAAAGCTCCAAATCAACAAACCGGTAAAACCCATAAAGAAGAAAGAAGACTTGTTGATACTTTTTCAGAATTTTATTTACAAGATAAAAATGATATTGAATTATTTATTAATATGTTTGCAGTAAATGCAGAACAATTTGATTATAGTTCATTCTTAAATGTTGATTTAAAAGAAACTAAAAAATCTAATATTATACTACCTGGTCAATAGTTCATTGGTTGACTCTATTGACTTAAAAAAGAAAGCCCATTGATTTGGGCTTTTTTTGGCACTAATAAACAATAATATGACTGAATTAACTGCTGAGGAATCATTAGAAGTAAATATATTATTTGCATTAAATAAATGCATGTCAGAAACTGCACATGGTTTGCAATTTCTTCATAAACATAAAGCTAAATACAGAGTTAAACAAGTAATTAATGCTGTTGAAAGATATGATAAAGAGATTAATAAATCTTTAGATCCTGATCAATTAAAGGCTGTAGAAAGTATTTATGATTGTATCATGGATCTTTTAAGTGATGCAAAAGTTACAGCAATTGAGAATTATAATAATGAAAATCTTTTGAATGATAAGTAATATGAAATTATACGATGTACCTAGAAATAGTAAAATCAGAGTATTAGGAGATATTAAAACACCTCCCGCTGCTCAAAATATTGAAGAGCAAGAAGTGTTAAATTTTAGCCATGTAGATGGAATGTATAGTTATTGTACTAATAGTGATAATGAAGTAGTACATTTAGTAGCATGGGCTGAAGTAGAAATTATTAAATAAATAAGTTATGAAAGTATGAGACATTGGGTAATGGATTATGAAACATTAAAGAATTGTTTTACAGGGGTATTTGAACATTATAAGACTACGGAAACTAAAGTCTTTGTTATACATGACCTGCGTAATGATATAAATGATTTCATATCTTTTTTAGAAGATAATATTAATAACAAAGAGTGGCATATATCCTATAACGGATTGGCCTTTGATGGTCAAGTCACTCACTATATAATAGATAATCATCAAGATTGGTCAGATCTCAGTGGTTGTGAGGTTGCTAATGTTATTTATAGATATGCTCAACTTTGTATTCAAAAATCTAATAAAAAAGAATTTAGTGATTATCCACAATGGAAAATGAAGATTGGTCAAATAGATGTTTTTAAATTGCATCATTGGGACAACCCGGCTAAACGCTCTAGTCTTAAATGGATACAGTATAGTATGGATTGGGAAAACATTCTTGATATGCCTATTCATCATGAGACAGAGATAACTACACAAGAACAGATTAATACTATTCTTGAGTACTGTATCAATGATGTTAGATCAACTAAAGAGATATATAATAGATCTAAATCACAAATAGGGCTTAGAAAAGAGCTTACAATGACATATAATATAAATATGTTTAGTGCCTCTGAGCCAAGAATTAGTAAAGAAATATTTGGTTACTATCTATCTCAAAATCTTAATATTCCTAAAAGAGATTTAAGGAAAATGAGAACACATAGAGATACAATAAAAGTATCAGATATAATTTTACCTTGTGTATCGTTTACGTCAGATGAATTTAAGTCTCTACATGCTAGATTTAATGCATTAGAAGTTAATGCTAGCAATCTTAAAGGTAGTTTTAAATATAAAATAGATTATAAAGGTGTTAAAACACATTTTGGTTTAGGTGGTGCACACGGTGCAGCAAAGAAAGGTATATATGAAAGCTCTGAAGATCTTGTGATACTATCATCTGATGTTACTAGTTTTTATCCTAATCTAGCTATTAAAAATAAATGGTCACCTGGCCACTTTCCCAAAGAAGAATTTTGTAATCAGTATGAATGGTTCTTTGAAGAGCGTAAGAAGATCCCTAAGAGCAATCCAATGAATTATGTATATAAGATTATACTTAACTCTACTTTTGGTCTTAGCAATGATATTAATAGCTTTTTCTATGATCCTGAGCTTTGTTTACGTATAACTATTAATGGTCAGTTGACTCTTATGATGTTATATGAACAGATAATGGAAAGAATTCCAGGTGCTGTTGCTTTATTACAAAATACAGATGGTGTTGAAACAATAATACCTAGAGAGCACATTGATTTATATATGGAAATATGTAAAGAATGGGAGGATAAGACGAATCTCAATCTTGAACATGATGAATATCAAAAACTTGTACTTGCTGATGTAAATAATTACATTGGTGTAAACAATTTTGTAGAGGTAGATATTACTAAATGGAGAGAGCTAAAACAAAGTCAACCACATTATTTATATAAGGTAGACAAAGACAAATTTAGTTTTGCTCCTGTAAAGCTAAAGGGACGTTTTGATTTTTATAATTTACAATTACACAAGAATAAATCAAAGTTAGTTATACCTAAAGCAATTTACTATTACTTTGTACATGATGTATTACCAGAAGATTATTTAGATAAAAATAAAAACATCTTAGATTACTGTATTGGTGGAAAATCAAAAGGAGATTGGAAACAAGTAGCAAGATATTTAAAAGATGGTTCTTTTGTAGAAGATGAATTACAAAAGATAAATAGATATTTTATATCTACTGCAGGTAAAAAAGTAATTAAAGTAAATAAAAATGATGGTAGAGAAATACAATTAGAATCAGGCCAGTGGTTACAAACTATATTTAATAAGATGGAGGTAGAACCTAAATGGGAAAACTATAAAATTAATAAGTCTTATTATATGCAAGCTATAGAGTCTGAGATAAATAGTATTATCACCGTCAACAATAATCAGTTAAAATTATTTTAATATGTATAAACCATTACCGGAGAGTCTAACTATAAAAGACTCTCCTATTCATGGCTTGGGGTTGTTTGCTAAACAAGATATTGTTAAAGGTATTGAGCTTGGGATAACACATGTCTATGATGAAAATTTTGAGAATAATTATATTAGAACTCCATTAGGTGGATTTATAAATCATAATAATAAACCTAATGTACAGTTAATAGTTGTAGGAAATGTTATACGTCTTACTACATTAAAATTTATTGAAAAAGGAGATGAACTCTTTACTAAATACCAATTATATGATATCTATAATAGAATGGAAGAGTAGACAACAGTTTGAATCTAAAAAACTGGCCTCAGAATACTTTAAAATACCAATTACTAAAGTTAATAAATCTATAAAAGATAAAACTACAGTCACACACAATAATAAACAATTTACATTTAGAATGTCTTGGAATCAAGATGGAAATACAAGAATGATAAAGCCTGATAGAAGGCCTACATTAAGTTTTGGCAAGTACAAGGGTAAAAAACCTAAGAATATACCCTTGAACTATCTAATATGGGTAAAGAAAAATGTCAAACCTTGTCCAGACTGTGTCAAAAAATTTCTAAAAGAAAAAGGATATTAATTTGTTGAGTCAGATTAATTAACTATATTTACACTTTAAAAGTTTAAAACTATGGGATATAAAAAACCAATTGATACAACTAGATCTTATCTAGAAAATGCGCCCTTACCTAATCATGGTAAGAGCTATACAGTAATATCACATAAAACAGTGATAGACAACACTTTAAATCTACTTGAGAATAGTGGATTTACTGTTACAGAACAATTATATACATGTAATATGAATGCTAACGTTGCCCGTGGCATATATTATATAATACCTAACTCAACTGATGACGCTGTAAATAGTGAATCAGAATTAGGTATGATGTTTACTTGGACTAATTCATATGATAAAAGTACAAGATTTCAATGTTCTATTGGAGCTTATGTAAAAGTTTGTTCTAATGGGATGGTAGCTGGAGATATGTATAATTTTAAAAGAAAACATACTGGATCAGCAGATATGGACGTTAGAAACCAAATTGCTAGCCAAATTAAAAATGGTGAGAAGTATTACAAGAGGTTAATAACAGACAAAGATATGTTTAAGTCAATAAAATTAAATTGTCAGCAACAGTCAGAACTTGCAGGAAGACTTTTTATTGAGGAGGATATGCTTGATACACAGCAAATGACATGTCTTAAAAAAGAGATGGATAAACCATCATTTGATTATGGTGAAACAGAAATTAATGCAAGCGCTTGGGCCTTTTATAATCATGTTACACACTCATTAAAGAAAGCTCACCCACGGGATTGGTTAAATGACCAACAGAACTTTCATGATTTTATGACAGCTGAATGTTTAAATAATAGGGTATTGAATCCTAATAATTTAAAAGCATATGAACTAAATAATGATAATAGTGAATTAGATATTGATAATACTGATACAGACTGGGCTATAGAAATAGATGAGGATGTAACAGAAAAAAGACTAGTTCAAGATATATTTATGGGAAGGTAACTATGATTTGGTTCCTTATCATTTTTGGAATTATATTTTGTTTTTACATAACTCATAATAACAACATGGACAAGTTTTAGTCCGGGAGATGTAAACCAACAGGGGGATAAGTTTTTGCATTCTTATTCCCCTTCTCCTTTAATTTCTCCCTTTAAAAAAGAATTAATAATGAACGCAAAAGATAGAAAAGAAAGACCGGTCTTTACTGGTGTTATAAAGTATTTTCCTAAAGCAATTATGGAAATAGCAAGAGTTTCTTTACAAGGAAACAAACAGCATCATCCTGATAAACCATTACATTGGGATCGTAATAAATCAAAAGATGATTATGATGCACTCGCTAGACATTTAATTGATGCTGGCACTATAGATGATGACGGAATTCGTCATACGGCTAAAGTAGCATGGCGTGCACTCGCATGCTTAGAAAAAGAACTAGAAAATGAGAAATAAAATATATAGAAGTCACGTAACAGGTAATTCCGTTACAAAAAAAAATAATACTTGGTATGATGATAAAACAAATGAACGTTTAATGAGCTATCAAGTCTATGAATTTATTTCTTTATTTGCTAAGTTATAGGGCACCATTACAGTGCCCTTTATTTTTAGGTTAAAGTTGTAAATCCACTATCTTGTAATTTGGCAAGTACTACGCCTCTATAATACCCTGCTGTAGTATTATTTGCAGTAATACCGGTTGGATAGTTTGTGTCTCCTGTCTGTCCTGCATATTGTATTCTTGTAGGAGAACCGGATGATTGAGCTGTTAATAAATCAGCATCAGTCCAAGTGCCTGTAAATTGTGAGTTAGGACTTATACCATTTTGTAATCCTTCACCAATCTGTCTATAAGGGGTATTATTAGCAACACTAAACCAAATACCTCTATAAATTTGATTACTACCAGCATTAGTTTCTGACGTTGTTATAAATTGTTGTACTTCTGCTACATCATTAGCAACTCTTAAACCAAAACTTGAAGTAGGATCAGTAAATAAAGTTCCAGTTCCAGTATTTGAGTAATACCAGTTATCTGATTCATCACCCCATGCCATTATTACAACTGTAGAAGCACTTTCAAAAAGCTGTCCTGCAGCTGTGTTAATTGGGTTACCTAAGTTGGCCAGATATTGTATTTGTCTTTCTCCATTACCTTCAGTAGGATATTGATCCCATCCAAATTTTACGTGAGTATCATATCTGTCAGCACCATTTGTAGCTGAATCTGTATTGCCACTGCTTTCAGTTCCTCCTGTAGCATAAAAATCTTGAAGTAAGTTTCTAAATGTACTTACATCATTATAGTCAGTAGTTTTTTGTGCGGCTGTTCTAGCAAAAGTAATTACAGCATTAGCACCAGTTGTATGATTATTACTTAAGGTTACCGAAGGTGAACCTGCTGATACGTTTGTTATTGTTGTTCCTGCAGGTATACCAGTACCAGAAACAGTCATACCAACTACAAGAAGTTCATAACCATTAAATGCATCTCCTGATGGATCATCTACATACATGCCTACATCATTTGCAACACCAGCTTCAAGTGTTAAGTTAGGTGTTCCAGTACCACTTCCATTAGATTTAGCTATCACAGTAGCTGTACTAGAAAGTTGTGAAAGAATTCTACCTGTATCATCCATTGATCCAGAACCATCAAACCAATTCACAAAGTATGTATCATTATCTACTGCTAACCCTCCAATTTCAAAAGACTGTGAAGCAGTACTTGTTCCATCACTAACATTTAGTTGAACTGAAAATGTACCACCAGTATTAGGAAAAGTTCCAGAGAGTGTTCCGGTACAGTCTCCATTATTAGTAAACGTTAACCAGCTTGGTATAGTTTGAGATGGGAAAGTTAAACTTGCACATGGAGTGTCTGCATCAGCTACTGTCCAATTATAAGTCCATGTATCACCACCTGTTAGGGTTGGATATGTATTTGCAGTTACAGGATCAGTAGATGTCCATACTGGAGCATCGTCTACAGCATTAATTGTAATTGTAAAAGTATATTGATTACTAGTACAATACCCATCTGTAACTTCCCATTTAATAACATCTGTACCAAAGTAATTAGCATTGGGTGTATATGTAAAAGCTCCTGTGCTAGGGTCAGTAAGGGTTGCCGTACCATTTGAAGGAGCGGCTACAATTGAATATGTTAATCCATATCCACCATAACCATCATCAATACCATTAAATGATCCGCTAAATGATGTATCTTCATTAATAGTGGTTGAACCATTTGAACCTGTAGGACATGTATTATTAGAATATATCTTGCAACATGCATCCCAGTTTAGTTGATTATTTAGAGAACCTGGTACAGCATACATCTCTGCTTTAAATTTAATTTTTTCACCAAATAAAATAGATGAGGTCTGATATCCATTATTAACAGCACCCGTCCACCCAACACCTATACTTGCTTGATTCCATGAACTAAAATTAGAGACTGCTCTACCTGGACCTGGATACTGCCATGATGGGAACTGAATAACGTTATCAGCTAATAATGTACCGGTTTTAGTATTCTCTGCAATTACTACAACTCTATCTCCATCAACAAGCCAATCCATATCTTTAATATTTTTGACTGCAGTTGTTGTGTCATCAAGCTTTACATATGCATTATAGTTACCATCAGTAGATGCCCACCCATCAGGTAACATGTCTAATGTATCAAAGCCAACTTGTGGTTTGATTGATGCTGCGTCTCTAAATTTTACTTCATTTGCACTGCCTGGATCTCTAACAAGTACTTGAGTAAGTGTATCATCTTGTGCAACACTGTCTAATTTAACTATACCAACATTCTTTAGTATACCATCATTTTGCACTTGGGTAGCTGGAGTACTTACATCTCCATCTTGTATTAAAAGAGAGTCTCCTAATGAATCTCCGTCAGGAGTCCATAAAGGTAATCTATATAGTGTACCACTACCATCTACATATGGGTCATCTTGCCATGAAAATGTAGTTCCGTCAGATATAAGAATCTGATTAACTGTACCAATTGCTAATTCTTGTTTTAAATTATTTGAATTACCTTGCCATAATGATCCATATGTCAATGCTTCAACAACATCATCATTTGACCATATTACTCTACCATCAGCAAGCCCTACTAATACCTGAGATAATTGTGCAATGTTTCCTTGTGAATCATATACTGGACCTTCTAACTTAAGATTAGAGTTTATAGCTGTTGTCGTAGCTGGAACTCCTGCTACATCAGTACCATGTACTACATCTACATTTGCTGTAAAAGTTGTACCATCCATTGTAAAGTTAGCATCATCTTCTAACTCACCATTAACACCTACTATTACAATTCTATTATCAGTAAGATCTTCAACGTTAGCGCTAGCAAGTGTTGCTTGACTATCAACATCTAAAGTACCAATAATTTGAGTATTACCTGTACCTACCTGAACAGTAAAGTTGCCTTGACCAATATTAAATTCTGTACCATCAAAAGTAAAATTTGCATCATCTTCAAGTTCACCATTGGGCCCTACTATAACTATACGGTTATCTGTAAGGTCTAATATATTTGCTGAACCAGCTGTTAACTGTAGATCAACTACTGCATTACCATCAACATTTAGGTTATTATCTACATCTAAATCACCAGCAATATTAATTTCATTTGCTGCTGCATTTTGTGATATAATTGTTTTAGTAATAGTTGCAGTGCTACATTCACCTTGAAAGACAGGGTCTGTCCACATAGTAATGTAACGTTCTTCAGTGCCGGTAGGATCTTGTCTTACCATACCTTCTTCTGTAGCACATTTGAAGTCTCCCCATTTAATAACAAATGGTTCCATAGTTGGATTATAAACGGCCCCTGTATTTAAGGAGCTATTTCGGTATAGCTTACCAAACTCAAAATGATCCTTGATTTTATCAAGTGTGGTCTTCTTTTTATTTCTTTTTAATAGCCCTAAGACTTCTTGTGTATATACACTCATGATTCAATTATTTATAAATACAAAGCTGCAACCAATATACTTGTTTGAGCTGAGCATGTTATTGTTATATTACCGTCAGTACTACTGAAGGCAGCAATTTCAAACGGCCCCAAAAAACCTTCTTCACCTGCTGCTAAATTTAAAACCGCATTTTCTTTAACTAATTTACCTAATGAAGGATCTTCATAGGTAGTAACATAAGGTACTAAAGTTGCAGTCATTGCAACTGCACCATTATTTTGTACATGAAAAAATTCTTTTCCTGTATTAGCCAATTGATCACCACCCACTGCGGGTGTGACATACGTTGGTTCTAAACCAGATTGTGATATCTGTTGGGCTGTTAATTGTGCCATAATTTTTAACTATTTCTATATCCATTCTTAAAAGCAGCTGACTGAACAGGTTCTTTAGCTCTAGTAGACTTTTGTGGTGGATTTAAATTTGTTTTTTTAGCCATTTTAATCTTTGCTTCTACTGCCTTTCTATTCTTTTTTTGTTGAATAGCTTGAGTTACAGAAGTTGGATTATAATAACTATTAGTTGTTTCTCTAACATATCTTTGATCCTTCATAGGAAAAGATATTTTTTTCTTTGATGCTCCCATAGTTTTATTTATTTAATAAATGTGAACCATCACATAACCCATCAGGATTTTGTGTGCATCCACATATACATTGTACTCCTTTATTATTCATTATTTTTTCATTTTACCTAATGTTAAAGCAAGTCTAGCACGCTGTGCAGTCTTACCACTACCTTTTGCTTTTTCTCTGAGCCAAGATTTTTTAATAGTTCCATCAGCTTTCATAGCACCTGCTCTTTTTGCAGTAGCTTTTAAAGCACCCGGCTTTTTAATTGCACCTTTGATCCAGTTTTTACCAGATTTTTTAGACCCTCCTTTTTTATAAGATACTACACTTTTAGGCATAGTTCCTATTTTTTTAGCAGGTTTAATTTTTTTTGCTGGCATAACTTTTATTTTTTCATGTAAGCTCTACGTGCAGTTTTTCTTTTCATACCTTTCTTAGTGCCACCTTTTTTATAACTAGGTTTTTCCATTCCATCCATAACACTACCACCGCTTTTAAAGCCTTTAAGACCACCACCTGCAGCCATCTGGTTCATGTTTGCTTCTCTTGGAGATATATCACCGTCTCCTGCACCATAAGTGAATCCACCGCCACCCATCTCAGCTTTTGGCATATAAGCTCTCCTAGCTGTTTTGCGTTTCATTCCTTTTTTTGTTCCCATGTTTTCTAATTTTTATTTGTTGTTATTACTAATTGTTTTAAATTTTTCAGCTCCTCTAGAACCAAAATAAGCTACATAGACAGTTATTAAAAGTGACTTAAGTAAATCTACCCAGCCTCCATCAATACTAAAGTCTATGTCAAAACCATCTAACAAGATAAAGATAACTAATGAAACAGTCAAAAATATCAGAGTTAATGGTCTTGTATTTTTTGATAAATATGAATCTGACTTCATGTCTGCTTGCCATCTCTTACTTACCTCTTGCATTTCAACCATGTCTTGTTCTAATAGTTTTAATGCTTTTTCTTTATCCTCTGGAGGTAATACAATGTCTGGTTCTTTTTGTATTAAACCTTTAACCAAACCTAATACACCAGCATCTGGTAGTGCATTACCAACTAAACCCACTATAGAAGGTACTTTATCTGTTAAGAATTTTCCTACTTTAGTTTCACTAAATTTCTTTTTAGGTTTTGTGCTCATTACGAATATATTTTTATTGTTAGTGGTGTTCTAAGAAATACATCATCACTTGCTATCTCTAATCCAGAAGAGTCTTGGGTTACTGCAACAATTTTAAATCCATTAGTATTTGTACTATGAACATTTGCATTTGCATAGGCTGTCCCTGCCCCTCTAAATGTCATACTTAAATCTATAACTACTTTGTCTGCGTCAGCAACAGCTGAATCATATGTTACATCATAATTTCCTACACTTGTACGGACAAAAGTAAATGTTTTACCTGTTGTATTTTCTAATACTGTAGCCACCGGAGCCGCTGTACCCGCTTGTGCTATTAATGCTACATAGCTTGTATATGGCTTACTATCTGTGGCATTTATTGTTATTTCATTTGCAGTTTGTGCCAATGTTACATTTGTACCTCCTACTAAAGATCTAAAGTTTAATGTTTCACCAACTTTGTCTTTCCAAATAGCAAATCCAGTACCTACGCTTGCAGCTGTATTTGGCTCACCACTTGTTGTTATCTCTACATAATCATCATCTGATGAATTAGCAAGAGTTAGGTTGCTACTCAGAGACTTCAGAGATCTGAAATATACAGTACAAGTCTCTTCAACTTCATCAGATACTGTCTTCTGATATACTTGTCCTGTGCCAGCAGCTGGAGTAGCTGGAGAATTAGCCTGCCCACAATGTTCAGCAGCAACCTTTAAATCTCTCACTTTTATAACCTTTATGCTTTTATAGGGTATTGGTGATGCAACCCCTGTCATTTCAGGTTGTTCATTAACTCCTAAGATAAGAACATCATCTAAACTTGCTTTCTTTGCAAAAACAGATCTTTTAATTAAACTTAATACATCAGTTAAGATATTCATCTTTTGTTTTATTTATGAATGTGTCCAACCACCTATTTTATATGATTGTAATTGTTCTGTGCCGTCTGCTTTACTAGCAACTCTTTTTGCGTTTCCACCTTCTCGCATTTTAGCAATTACTGAACCCATCATCATTTCATTTAACTCACCACCATTACTGGATAATAATTTTCCAGCACTCTTTGGTTCTTTTTGCATAGGTAAACAAGGTCTATTTTTTTTCATATTATTATTATTTAAAAGTCTAATGTTAATGTAACAAAAAACATATATAATTTTATTGTGTTATAATTAAACTCTTTATCAGGTCTAATTATATCCCATCCAAGAGCCAATCTATCATGTGGCCAATGAAATGCAATTTCTAATTCCCAATTCATTACACTGAGCTTTTTGTCTTATGACATAAACCTTGACGGCAATGCCCTAAACAAATTTTACCTCTCGTAATCCATTGTATAAATAAACATACTTGTCTCATCTTCCTTGACCTCTGTATTTTTGTTTATAACCATTTTGACCTTTAGATGCATTTTTACTATGTATACCTGGTCTTTTTTTACCAGACACTTTTTTATATACACCTGTTATAATTCTAGCCATTATTTTTTCTTTCTGCCCTTTCTTGCTTTGCCTTTAACAGCATCATCAATATCTCCAAGTTGATTACCAACTTCCTTTATTGCTCTACCAACATCAGCTAGCTCATCAGCTGTTAACTTAAATCTTTTTTTAACCTCTTTAACAGTAGCTATTGCTTTTTCATCAACAGACGTCTTTGACCAAATAGCTTTCCAATAATCTTGTAAACTAAATGTCCAAATAATATGTATTAGTTTTTTTAAAAATTTTTTTATCATCACTGAGTATTTTAGGGTACTATATAAATAATATACAAATTTTGTATCAATATAACAACTGAAACACATAAAGATATATTATCTTTGTTAGCCAATGGATGCTCAAATTATAATCATTTTAGTAATCCAATAAATTTTAATTTATGAATAAAATAGATCCAATACAATTTAAAAATAAATTTAGTATAGAGTTTTTCCCTACGGAAACTCTTTTAGGAATTAAAGCAGTCAACTGTGAAGTCCTATGTACAGATGAAAAATACCGTCCCGTAACAGGTATAGAAGTAGGTTTAATTTTTTTGACATTAAGTTATGTAAATATCAGTGATTAGTCTTTTAAGTCTCATAAATATTTCATACTTTATAATTACTTAACTGCTGCACTTTTTTCTAAGGTGCGGCTTTTATATCCTATAAGGAATATATATTAATTACATAAATAAACCCAATATGAATAAAAACATTTTTAAAAGCAGAACAAACATATTACCTTATGAATACCCACAACTACTAGCATACAAAGATGCAATAAGACATTCCTACTGGATAGACACAGAATTTAATTTTACAGAAGATATACAAGATTTTAAAATAACAATTTCAAATAATGAAAAAGATGTTATAAAAAAAACTATGTTAGCTATTGCACAAATAGAAGTTAATGTAAAGACTTTTTGGGGTGACCTATATAAACGCATGCCTATTACAGAAGTAGGTGACGTTGGTTTTACTTTTGCTGAGTCAGAGGTACGTCATAAAGATGCATATGCTAGACTACTTAGAATATTAGGTTTAGAAAAAGAATTTCAATCAGTAGTTGAAGTACCTGCTATTAAAGGAAGACTTAAGTATTTAAAAAAGTATCTTGATGGAACACGTTCTAGAGATGATAAAATGTACACTAAATCTGTACTTTTGTTTTCTTTATTTATAGAGCACGTAAGTTTATTTAGTCAGTTCTTAATCATGATGAGTTTTAATAAAGAAAAGAATGTGCTTAAGGGTATATCTAATGTTGTTGAGGCTACCAGTAAAGAAGAAGAGATACATGGTAACTTTGGTGCTGAGATTATTAATATCATCAAAAAAGAAAACCCTGAGTGGTTTGATGTAGAATTTCAAGAGCTTATTTATTCTGCATGTAGAAAAGCATATAGAGCAGAATGTGGCATACTAGATTGGATCTTTGAAAAAGGTGAGCTCAATTTTTTACCACAAACTACTATAGAACACTTTATAAAAAATAGATTTAATAATTCTTTAGAAAAGATAGGTATGAAACCAATCTTTGAAGTTAATTATGATATATTAAAATCAGTAGAATGGTTTGATATAGAGATTACTGGAACAAAAGAAGGAGATTTTTTCTACAAAAAAAGTGTTGATTACAATAAAAAAAGTAAAAGCATCACGGTTGATGACTTATTCTAATTAAACCAACAATTATGGAATATAATAAATATTACTGGCTAAATGAAGACAGCCGCACATTTTTATCAAGAGGATATATATCAGAAAGCCCTGAACAAAGAATCAAAGACATTGCTATCAAGGCAGAAAAGTATTTGAATATAAAAGGTTTTGCAGAAAAATTTGAGGATTATATGGCAAAAGGTTATTACTCTTTGTCAACTCCTGTATGGATTAACTTTGGAAAACAAAAAGGCTTACCAATTAGTTGTTATGGATCTAACATTGATGATAATCTAGATAGCATACTTAATGCAGGACGAGAGATAGGAATGATGTCTAAATATGGAGGGGGTACTAGTGCTTACTTAGGTAATATAAGACCAAGAGGTAGTGTTATATCTACAGGTGGCTTTGCAGATGGGCCCATACACTATGCTAGAATATATGACACTGTTGTGGATGTGTGTAAACAATCTGAAGCAAGACGTGGAGCATGCGCAGTATATCTACCTGTAGAACATAAAGATATTGAAGAGTTCTTAGATATTGGTACTGAGGGAAACCCAATACAAAACTTACAGTATGGCATCACAGTTAGTGATACCTGGATGGAAGAAATGAAAGCCGGAGACAGAAAGAAACGTAAGATATGGGCTAAGATCATACAACGTAGATCTGAATTTGGTTTTCCTTATATTATGTTTAAAGATAACTCAAATAATAATTCACCATATAAAGAGTTAGGTTTGGAAATTACAGCTTCAAATTTATGTTCTGAAATTCAATTGCCTACAGATAGCTACAACTCTTTTGTATGTTGTCTTGGATCTATTAATTTATTACACTGGGAAGAAATAAAAGAAACAGATGCAGTACAAACATATGTATACTTTTTAAATGCCGTAATGGATGAGTTTATAATTAAGTCAGAAACTATGCCCGGTATGAAAAGAGCTCATAACTTTGCTAAAAAGCATAGAGCAATTGGTTTAGGTGTATTAGGTTATCATTCTTTATTTCAATCAAAATTAATAAACTTTGATTCTTTAAAGGCTAAAGGTTTAAACTCTGAAATATTTAGAACAATTAAAGATAGAAGTGAAATAGCATCTAGAAAGTTACATTCAGAATATGGCTATACATCTATTAGAGAAGGTTATGCCAATACTACACTAATGGCTATTGCTCCTACTAAGTCCAGCAGTTTTATTCATGGTGCTGTGTCTATGGGTATAGAACCTATCAAATCTAATTACTTTATTAAAGATCTTGCTAAGTCTAAAACGGTTTATAAAAACCCATTCTTAGAATGTGAATTAGAAAAGTATGGCTTAAATACAGATAAAACTTGGAAGTCTATACTTAGTAAAGACGGAAGTGTACAACATCTTGATTTTCCAACTAAAGAAGTGTTTAAGTCTTTTGTTGAAATATCACCTAAAGAACTTGTTTTACAGGCAGCACAAAGACAAAAGTATATTGATCAGTCTCAGTCACTAAACTTAATGATTGACCCATCAGTATCTGCTAAACAAATTAATCAATTGTATTTGTATGCTTGGGAAGAAGGTGTAAAAACTTTATACTATCAATTTAGTAAGAGTAGCGCTCAAGACTTTGCTAGAAATATATTAGAATGTTCAAGTTGTGAAGGCTAAATTTTTATTTTTATCAGATGAAAACATGCAACGTTTGTAAAAACAAAAGGCCTGATTGGCTTTTTAAAACAGAGAAAAAGAAAACATGTCGTAAGTGTGAATACAACTGGTGGCGTGACATTCTTAGAATGATGGTGCGTGATAGAAGACTAACACCTATAGAAAGGCTAGCTACAAGAGCTGGTTATATGGGTGTGGGTTTTCTTATTGCTGGTCAGTGGACTGTTGAACCTATACTTTTTATACTTGGTTTTTGTTGTGTTCTTTTACAGGTAATATCAAGAAGACAATGGAATCTAGTAGTTTTACAACTTAATGGTTTAGTTGCTTGGACAATTCATTTTATAAATTCAATATAATCACAATTGCTGCAAAACCAAAAAGGACCATCTATTATTGTACCTTCATAAAAAGTCATAACTTTACCACAGCTACATGTTGGAGCTACGTTAATACTTATTAATTTTGTCTATTTCTTCTTGTAGCTCAACAAGATTTACAGGACATACTAAATCAAGACCTGCTCTATAATCTTCATGTAGTATACCTTCTAAGTATATTATTATGGTAGGTGCCATTCTAACTTTGTAATTTTTTTTTGCTTGTGGGGCTTTTTTGATATCACACTTATAATATTTAACTCCTTCAAGTAAATCCCAATCCTTAAACTCATTATCTTTATTAAAGCTTGCATAAAATTCTACAACTACAACTGCATATGACTCACCATAAGCATTTTTACCACTAATTTTAACATCAAAGTCATCATCTGTTATCCACTCCTGTGCGTGCATAGTATTGCAAACAACGAGTAATAAAATTAACATTAACTTTTTCATGTCTATCTCTGACTTAGTTCATATAAGCGTTCTTCCATTTTAGCTAAGGTTTGTTTAATTTCCTCAACGTCTTCTTGGGTAGTCATTATAGTTTCTCTAACAAGTTCATCTTTAAGATCATATTCTACTCTTTCAATTGGAGGTTCGGGTCTTTCCATAGCTAGAGCTATATCAGCCTTAAGTGTAAACCACATGGTTGACAGAGAAACTACAAACCCTACTATCATGCCAATTGTTTTTAAATCTAAAGTTACTTTAGTTTGTTCCCCTATCTGAGGTGCTTGTTGTGCCATTATTTATTATTTAAATGAAAAATTTAATCCAATGCTAGTTTGGTATAATTCACTATCCCAAAATTTGCCATACTCTCCTTCTACAAAGACACCAAAATGTCTACTCAATTTCCATCCTAAGTTAACTCCTACATTGTAGTCATCCCATTGCTCATGTTCAGAATCTATTCTTAGTCCACCTTTACCCCAATTGTTTCTATTTAGATAACTAAAGTCCTCATCTCCAGAGATGTATTTATGATGTGGTAATATATAGTTTGCATAAGCATGCAACCAAAACTTACTTTTATAATGATAGAAATCAAATCCTACTACAGGTGCTATCTCACCAAATCCACTTAAAAGATCCCATTGTTCATTATTATATGTATTTATTAAATCTCTAAAAACAGTATTTCTAAATTCTAAATCTGAATCAGCAACTCTATTTCCATCAGAATCTACCCAATACCAATCAGATCTTTCTATTTCTTCCCCTGTATTAGGATCAATACTAGTTTCAGTAAAATAAACATCTGTGTATCCATATTCATAACCTAAAGAATACCATGGGTTAGCTGGAAACTCAATAGGATTACCATTCTCATCTAAAAAAGGATTACCATCTGGGTCAAAGAACAGTTCGGTTTCATTAAGCCATATCTCAATTGGATTGTACCCATAAGCACGCTCATGTGTACGGTAGATTGCTCCAGCTGATATGCTAAACTTTTTACCAATAGGTAAACGTAACCTGGCTTCTGCTGACCTATAGTTTAAGTTAATGCTTCCTACTTCTCTTGATTCAGCTTTAATTATATGATATTTTCCAGTATGTTTAATAAATATTCTATGGTTATTAAATTCTTCACCACGTAATCTTTCTTTTTCAAAATGCAACTGATATTCTAATCCTGTTAGAGCTGAAGACGGGGCTGTGAATGCTAATTGTTGTTCAGTTCCGTCATACCAATTTCTTGGCTTTCTTTCATAGTTAAATCTAGCTAGTTTCCTTATTCCAAATCCTATTCTATAATCAAATTCAAAGTATTCTGTTACATCTATTACACGAGGAATAGCATAAAGATCACCATCCGCTGGTCGTTCTACAAAAAAGTCTTGTCTGCTTGTCTGGTAAGAATTGCGTGCATCTCCTGCTGCATATATAGTTCCATACTGTAAAAAGTCTTCGTACAATGCTTTAAAGAATTTACCTTTTTGTTTTACTTCTTGTGAGTGAGAAGTATTAGGTAAACAAAGAACCACAATAAAAACCAACAGACTTAAATATTTTTTCATATTTAAATATTAATATTATTTTAAATTCAGTTGGTTTATACTATAATATAGAGAATATCTCTCAGTTATTAAAACATTTTAACTGTAAATTTGTCTTATTTAATGAAGTAGTTGTTCATTCTTAAGTAAGCATCATACTTTTGTATAGAATATAGAATAGGAATTACATCTTTCCAGTTTTTATAAACTTTAAGTTGTCCTTTTCTAGGTTTTTGTTGATATACATAATTAGAGTTAGTTCTAAACTCCTCATCACTATAATACAAATACGCCATTGGTGTTGTTATACTTAATGATATTGCTTCACCTAATTCACCCATAGTTCTTGTTGCTGCTATTGGTGATTTAAACATTTGATATTGCTGCTCTAAACCATCAGGTAATGGTGTAAACATTACAAGTTCCTTATAAGTTCTATCTGCCTGGTATCTTATTATATTCTTTAACCTTTTAGTTGTATCACTATCATCATCTTCACCGGCTAGTAAACTTGATAATACTTGAGATAAAACAAAAGTAGATAACATAATACCTATCTCACCCATACTTCTATAAAACCCATATAGTTTATTTTTAGCTCTTTGGTCTAAATTACCACCTTCACCTGTATAACCATAGGCTTCTAAGAAACCTTCATCATATTTAGAAAATTCTTTATTACCTTTTACTAACTCACCCTTAACATAATTTAAAAACTTAAATGCAGATATATATCTTCCTTCCATCCAACCTAAGTTCTGATCAAAATATTCTCTTTGATATCTTGCTCTAATAGCTGGAGCAACCCATTTATGAAATTGAAAAGCTAATTTACCTATGGTAGTACTTTGCATAACAACTCTATCTTCTTTTGCATAGTTACCATGAATTTGTTTATTCACCTCTCTTATTTCATTTCTTATTTCATATCTGAATTCATCAGTATATGGTACCTCTTGTCCATTTCTTTTTATTACAGTATCAAAACCATCTTTTATTTTATTTTTGTGCGTTTTAGAGTCATATATAAAAGCATCATATAAAGACATTGATTCACCCGTTTCACTATTTTTAAGTTGAGTATCCATTAATATTGCCATACCAACTTTAGTTTGAACATTATATTCTGCAGCATCTTGAAGTATATATCCCCATTCACTTGCTTTAGAAAACCAACTCCTGCCAGTGCTTGTATCTGTTGTTTGTTCACGTAGATCTGACATTTTATCCATCATTCTAAACATATCAACAAATGCTTCATATTTACTATTAGGTTTCTTAGCATCATATGTTGAATTTTGTAATCCCGGAACTAACCCAAAAGTTAGTACATCTCCTAAATCACCAACAACATAAGAAGATCTTTGGACTAAATCTGGAACTGCTCTTTTGTTAAACTCCCAAGTTGCTCTTCTATATGATTTTTTGCTAAAAAATCTTGAACCAAGCATTTCTATATTATTGTTAATTCTACCAATAACGTAGTTATTAAAGTTACCAAAAGGGTTAAATGCTACATAAGATAATGAAGATAGTTGAATTAATCCGTCTGATATTTTATCTACTGCCCCTTTACTCATACTATCTTCTTGATAATAGGTCATAGACATCCACTTCTTTGCTTTCCTTAATATATTTGAGTCTGCACCTTTTATTATACCTCTTTCTTGAAAAGCACCATCTATTCTTGTCCCTGTTGTTATAGCAGGATCAGCGGGTTGATATTCTCTTTTTTCAATTACATTTACAAAAGCAAGAAGAGTATCTTCAATAGTACCCATCACCTCATAGTTTTCTGCCATAGCACTAAACTTCATTAATGATTCACCAAGATCTCTGCTAATTTCATTTGTTGCTGGTTGAGCAAGTAGTTTTGACTCTTTACCTTTTAGTTCAGCAAGTTCTTTAGAATAAGCAGATGGTCCAATTAAACCTTTCTTTTTCTTATCTTGTAAAGTAACTATTTGTTTTTGTATATCTTCTAACTCACCTTCAAGCCTTGGTCTGCCAACATAATAAATAGGTAATGAACTTATTAAGTTTCCATTTTCATCAGTTACTATACCTCGTTGTTGTGAAGTTGATTGGAATATTTTCCAGGCCTCATTACCAATCGTTTTTGCATATGCCCTTGTAAAAAAGCTTGGGCGCTTTTTAAGATCCTCTATAAAATTATTCTTTACCAAAGGAGTTCTACCCATCATTTGTGTCATAATGCCTACGGGAAGCTTCTTTAATAAATCATTTTCATATATATCTATATACATATCATAGAATTCTTTTTGTGCTTGTCCTAATGCATCTGTAGGATTCATTATAGATCTGTATTTAGCACTAGCCATATCTCTACCATCAGCGGTTTCTAAACGTACATCTCTATACTGTTCTTTTACAGCTCTAAATGTTTGACCACGCACTACTATACCAGTTGCTTCACCTAATGAATTACGTTGTGCTTTGGTGTAGTCAATTATATCATAATATTTTGCTTCATATATTGAATACTCTTTATCTGAAATAGTTCTTGAGTTCTTTCTTCTCCAAGTTCCATATGGATTATTTTCTGTACCTGGTGTCCAATATTCATATTTTTTTCTTTCTTCTTTAAATTCTGATGTGTATCTATGGTACATTCCGTCAACTAAATTACCATCTTCATCTTTTGCCTCAGCAGCAAAAAACTGACTAAATGCTCTTTTATCATTTGCTAACTTGATGTTATAATTAATATCTTCTTGTGATGCTGAATCTAAATCAGTAATATCATTATAAACATAAGGATGACCTTCATTGTCGTAAAGTACACTACGTAATTCATCTTGTAGATCATAATACTGTTGACCAATGGGTTTAACGTATCTACCATCAGATTCATGCATAAAATCATAAATCTTTTGTCTATCATCAGTAGGTGAAAGTTTAAGAAGTTTATTTGATGTTTTTGCTAATATCTCATTTCTAGATCCTATATTATCTAACAACCTTTGTTTTTTAGCTTTGAATAATCTATCCATTACAGCAAGTAAAACTTTTGGAGATGTTGCCATGTCTCTAGTTTGTAACGCAACTGTATCAATATCTTTAACACCATTGCCTTCTATTAGATCTATAAGATCTTGCTCAGTAAATGCACTACCCACACCACCAAAATCATTGTTAGAATTAAGCCTTACTTGTTCAGTAACAAAGTTAGATACTGCTTCATTAATAATACCTGCCCCATCAGTTTGGCTACCGGCTAGTTTATTTAAAGAAAGTTGTAGTGATAATAGTAAAGATCTTTGAGTTGCATTTAATTCACCAGACTCTTCAATAGAATATAAACCTTCAAATGTTTTGATAAATCTGTCAAAATTATTTACATAAGTAATAAACTCCGGTTTAGCAAAATTTTCAGGATTTTCAACATATTCTGTAAATGCTTTAATTTGTTTAAGAGCATCTCTTAACAATGCTGAATATGCCTGAGATTGAGATACAGGACCTTCTGCAATAGCAATCCCAATATATGCAAGATGACTTGCAATATCTTCTTTCATATCCTTTTGACTTCTATCCATAAAGACACTACTTCTTACAGAATCAATAGCATCTCTCTTTTTGATCAAACCAATTCTATAAGTTTCTAATGCACCTAAAATAGTATTATATTCAGGATAATCATTTATATCTATATTATCTGCTATTTCTTCATCTTTTTTAAATTGATCTTCTGGAACAAATGGTGCATTATATTGATCTGCAATAGCCTCTTCAAGCTTTTTTGTTTTGTTTGCAGAATCTAATGATTCAGGGACAATCATATTTACCATATCTAAGTTCTGGCTAGGCGGGTGATCCACAACACCATCTGCTTGAATCTTACCACCAAACTTTTGATCTTTACCTTTGCCAGTTATATCTGCTACAAAGTGTATAGTTGCAGCTGCATAATCACCTTCATATACTTGATACCCCATATTTTCAGCCATCCTTCTGTAGATGTTAACCTGTAAATTATGTTGCTCTCTAGTAGATAATGATTGAACTCCTTTCTGATATAGTAAGCTTTCAGAACTCAAATCCCAAGATTTATCATATTTTTTAAGTGTTAATGATCCACCTTTTGTTGGTCTAAAGTATTTAGATTGAATTGAATTCTTACTTGTCTTTAAATCTAATATTCTAATTTTACCGTTTTTGTCAATAATCATTAAATCAACTGTACCTGCTGTTTTAGTGGCATCATCAAAAAGAACTACTTGAGATAGTGCTATTGAATCTTCAGGCATCAAAAATTTTAAACTTGATTCTAATTGATTGTATACTTGATTAGCAATTTCAGGTGTAAGCAAACTTAAACTTACACTATCTAAAGCTTCACCAGCAATAATAGCATCTAATAAAGCATCTACATCATTACCTAAGTCAAGATTTAATTGTACATCTTCTTGATTTTTTAGTTTACCTTTTATAGCCGTAGTGACAGAAGTATATTGTTCACCGGTATTTATATTATAATATGTATGATCTTTTTCATTAAGAATAACAATTGACCCATCAGAGGTATCTTTTAGATTTGCTGATAAAAAATCAATATCTGTTTCTGTTGTCTGTGCAACATGAAACATTTTATCTAGTATAATTTTTTGTACACCATTTGCTGAATTCCTTTGTATGTCTAAAGCCTTTTTCTTTTGTGGAGAAAGGTTATATCTAATTTTACCATTTACTCTTTTCTCAAGTTTGAATTGAATGCCTTCGGTATTTAAGAGTTTAGCAAGATCAGTAAAGTTGGTGTCTGAATTTATTGCAGATACCGGTGCTGATCTCCCTGTAAGATATTCATTTAAGTTGTTTATAACATTCATAAACCACTCTAACACATCTTGTATTAAATTTGAAAATCTACTTGTTGGTGTAGTTTCATATTCTTCTCTAAAATGTCTAGCTAATGCTTGTGTAACTATCTCTAGATTTCTGTCTGTTTCACTAAAGCGTCTTTCTTTATTATATGAATCAGTAATTTCTTGTACCATCTCTGGAAAATTAATTCTTGCTTCAGCTAATAAATTATCAAATAATGTTTGATTATCTACTTTAATTGCATCTATAAATGGATGTAGCATTTCTTCTATTGCTACTTCATTTGTTACTCTTCCTTTTATTAAATATGCTGTTCCGTCTACATAAAAAGATCTCACCTTATCAAAAGGAACATTGCTTTTTTTCCATGATGGCATTTCGTTATACATAGCCTCAGCATCAGATACAGATAACATTTGAACATTGACTTGAGGAAACATTCTTTTAAGATGCATTACAACTGCTCTGGCTCTAGGGGTATCCCAAGCCCTTGATGATTCAATCATATCTTTAGTTGTAAACATATCTTCATTTACAATAACTCTATATGATTGTGGTGTTCTTTCAATAGTTACTCTATTTTCTGGAATATTATTTATAGAAAGATATCTTTTAAGTCTTTTTAAATTACTATTTAAATAAAACTCATCATACTCTTGTGTATTAGGATTTGAATTATTTATATAAAATTGATTTTGAAAGCTATGACCTATTCTTTCTCTTCTTAAATTATTTAATAGGCTTTCAGAAAAATTTCTTTGTTTTAAAGCAAATAATAATTTTTGATTACTTACAAAATCAGCAGCTTCAAGCACGGTAGGAAAAATGTCTACATTATTAAGATCTTGCCACTGATTTATAACATTGTTTGTAGCAATCTCTGTTTTGTATACATTCTGTAATACTTTATATTCTGCAGTATTTTTGTTAGGACATCTAGCCATGACTTATAAATTACATTTTTTAATTTGATCTATGAAACTTTCTTCATTTTCATAGATTCCGTTATTATATTCATCAATGAAGTCTTCCAAAGATAGGATATTATTTTCTCTCAAAGATGCCATTGCTTCTTTATTTCCTTGTATGTTAGCATCCCAAAAATTAGTAAGTGTTGGAAATTGTTCTTCTAGTTCCATTTCAAAATCTAAAGTCATCAGGCTTTCCACCTCATCTATTTCAGGTAATGATGTATCAACATTATCAATAACATTTGCTTCTAATTCACTTTGATCTTGTGCATCTTGATTTAACCCAAGTTGCTCTAACAGTAATGCTGTGTCAGCAACATTAGTCATAGTTGCTTCAGGATCAAGTTGTACTTCAATACTATTTTCATTTGCCTCAATATTTACATTATCAGCTTTTAATATTTCCTCTTGTATTGCTACGGCATCATCTATTGCTACTGTAAAATCTGATGGATCTTTTTGTGTTGTTCCATTTTTAGAATCTACAAAAGCTCTTACTTCTTTATACGTAGGTCTAGGTCCAAACATAAAACCAATATGTGTTTGTTGATTAGAACCAAACGGATCTATTTCCTTATATGTTTTAGATTCTGAATCTAACTTATATGTTTTGATTACACCTTGTACATCAACAATTCTAACATAGTTTGGTATAACATCTCTACTTAAACCAACTGCCATCCAGTTTACTGTTACTTCATTGTCTTTTACTTGAACTCCCTTTTTTAAACTTCCCGTTACTGTAGACCTTTTAAAAGTCCAAAGCTTTGATCCATTAATGTTAGACTCAAGAAAACCTTCTGTAAATTCTTTTGTTAACTCTTGTTGAGATATCCCAAATACAGATTCAAAAGAAACATCTCCTCTAACCGCTTGTTCAACAGTATTAATATGGGATAAAAATTTATTTATTGTAAATGGGGCAATTGCTTCTAATAAACTACCATATCTTAATTGTAACCCATCTTTAACCATGATATAGTTAATTATTGTCTGAGCTTGATTTTTAGTATCAAGAGAGCCATATAGTTGTGCAAAGCTATTTTGTAAATCCACCTTTTGTGGAGCAGATAAGTTTCTAAATGTATTAGCCATTGCTATATTAAGACCTGAATTATTACCTACATCGGATGCAGATTCTGGTATAACAAAATTATCAATAAAGAAATTTGATTCATTTTTTGATTCTAATACTTCTTTTATTTCATTTATAACATCAACAATAGATCTATCTGAATTAGGATATATTAAATCATTACTTAATACTTTTTCATTAAGCGTCCCGTTTTGTAAAAGATTATACTGATAACCTTTTATATTAAGATAAGATAAAAGATCCAATGCAATATTTTGCACGTCTTCTGTTTTTAATGTTGTAGGCCTTGTATCTATATTGTCAACTACATTATCTAATATATCTTGAAAAACAGGTGAACTACTTAAAAATGTTACCGGTAATAATTCATCAGTAAGCTGTTTAAACAACTTTAAATATGTACTATTCCATGTATTACTGCTATAAATTTTAGTTAAATCTAGTGGAGCTTTGGGATCAAGCAAAGTTTGTATATCTTTTTTCTTATCTAATACAGTTGCAATATCTTTACCTAGACCTTTAGTAAGACTTGTGGGTGCACTCATTTTATTTGTAAAAGTTTCAAGATCCATAAACTCTTTAAACTTTGACAGTATACTTACAGTATCTTGATCACTTACCCCCTCTGGTTCATTAATGGCATTTAGTAATAATTCATCGTTAACTTTTAATGTTGATTTAGATCCATCTTCAACTAATTCCTTTATTTTGTTTTCTACTAATTTTTCAATGCCCGGATCAAACTTATCTTTTTTGTTTAATGCTTGAGAATACAAATCTTGTATAACGGGATTGTTTATTAATAATATAGATGTTCTAATAGGTACACTTAATGAAGTCATCATTGATACCAAACCTAATGCATGTCTATTTAAACCCAGCTTAGAAAACAAACGCTCTTTAGCATTATCTGTAGCCATAGTAATAAGAGAGGATATTGTATCTTGTTTTCTTTGATTACCCTCATTCTTTTTTTCTATAGTATATTTAAATGAGTCGTAAGTAACACCATCTATGCTAATTGGGCTTTTTAAATCAATATCATATTCAGTTAACAAACTCAGATATAAATTAGGTAATACAGCAGCTCCAATTGAAGCTCCTTTATTTGCTTTGAAAGCAAGTATCTTACCAACCAAATCATCTACATCATTATTTTCCTCTAACATTCTATTCTCAAATAATTTTGATTCTTCAGCTAATAATGATAATGTAGTTTCAAGTATATCTAATGTAGCAGGTGAATAAGAAATAGGATTTTCTCCAGATGCTACACTATCATTTCCAAGTAATGCATATTTATAATCTAAAATTTTGTTATTTAATGGAGCAGCATATGGTTCACCAAATTTAGCAACATACTCACCGTATTGTGCTTTGGTAATAGGTAAACCAAGCATTTGTAATGCCTTTACACCTGCTTCTTTTAATCCTGCATCTGTAACAATATTTTGTTTTGTTAGAAATTGATAGTATGCTTTTTCTTCAGATTCTGAAAGGCTATTTTCAATTTTAGCTGCATCTAAATTTTCATCATAAGTTAAATAAGCTTCAGAGTATATTGTTCCAGACTTACTTACATTAGTATTTACATATCTAATATAATCTGAATAATTTTCTTCAACTGTATTTTTATTACCATACTCAAAAAATTCTCCATCTTTTACATAGAAGTCTTTAAACTGTGCAAAGACTTTATCAATATCAAAATCTGCACCAGATACCTCAATTAATTCTCTAGCAAACATTGCTGATGAACCAAAATACACAGGCATAAAATCAACCCATTTAATATTCATTGCTGAGTGATTATCTTGAGATGGTATTCTTACACCAAACATTTTTGATATTACTTCAGGCATAGTTGCTGAAGGTGTATTTTCAATTAAATCCATTACAGATTTATGATGTGATGGCATCATCATCTCAGTATATCTTTGACCTGTAGGTTCACCATTAGCATCATATTCCATTACACCATGTCTTAATCTATCTAATACAACAACGCCTTCTGGACCTATATTCTCTTGTGTTAAAGAATCAATATTAAGTAAATCATTTTCATTTCCTTGCCAAGCAGCTCTTCTTATAATTTCAGATCTAATTGGTATTCCATCTTTAATTTCAAATACTCTCCTATAAACTTTATTTCCAAAGTCTGATACTAATGTAAGACCTAAGCCAGGTGTTCTTTCTGAAAATACCCCTTTACTAAAGTAGCTTAAAAATAATTGCTCAAACTTTCTTACTGTGATTTGATTATTTAAGTTATAATTTGGTACTCCACCAGTCATAGAAAAGAATTCAAGTATCTGGCTACTAGATTGTGAGGCTTTAAGACCGCTTAATGCAAACTCTAAAAATGCAGCAAGCTTAGGTGTAACTTTACCAGAAGCTTGAGATATGCTTAATTCATCCATTGCACCATCAAAACTAAATATTAAATTTCTTTTATCTTTAAATCTTAAAGTAACTCTTTCTGATACAGCTTTATTATATTCTGTTCTAATTTCACCAACAGTCATATTTAATGCTGGAACAAATTGATTATCATTTTGTTCAGATGTTAATATCTGTTTTATTTGTGTAGGATCAACTTGCTCTAATTTATTAGATGGATTTAATTGTTGTAGACCCATAAATCTAGCATCTAATGTAGTATAACCCTTGGTAAATGGATTACCATCGGCTAGTTCTTCAAGTGAATTAACACGTTGTTTTTTCATTTTAACTGCACTTAATGGAGCAGCAATTGCAATTGTTTCTTTTTCTTTTTCAATAGCTTCTAACTTTACCCTTAGATTATGAAGTGATTCCAGTCCCGGTTTTGGCAACCACATCTTTATATCTCCATCCCATATAGATGTATATTCTGGTGTTAAAGTAAAAGCAGACATTTTAAGAAATGTACTTCCATCACCATAAACAAACTTTTTGGAATTTAATAATGCTTGCATCTTAGCATAACCTTCAGGTGTAGCTTCATTTCCAAATACTGAATCAGAAGTTATTGTTTGACCTGTCTCAATTCTATTAATCAATTCAGCTTGAGCTGCTGTTAATTTACCAAAACCAAACCACATATATCTAAATGCTTTTGTTGTAATATACATTTGAGCATCGGCAATATCAATTCCACTGTCTTCCGGTTCTTCTAATGTAACTAAACTTATATCATCTACAGGATGGATAACACCATGAGATGGAGCCGTTATAGCTGAGTATGCACTATAGTATGCACCGTTTTGCATTTTAGCTCTTTTAATCTGATCTACTGAATCTTTTAAAGAAACAGCTTGATCACCTAAAAGAATCTCATTTATAGAGTATGAATTTATAGCATCATTAAAAAATATCTGTTTAAGATTATGTCTGTAGTTATCATTAAGATTTAATAATGAAGCAGATTGTACAAGAGCAGTTCTACTTACACCAGCTGCTATAATAGGACCTGATTTTACTTGATTAGATATTTGGTCTTCTATTTTTAATTCATCTATTAACTGTTCAAATACTTGAAAACGGCTTTCTAAGCTATCAACTACACCTTCTCTTAATGCTGTCATTCCAGATACCTCATTGGTAACCTCACCAGTTTGTTGTGCAACTGTCACTGTTCCTGCTAAAGCATCATCTAGTGTGATAACATTACCTGCATTACCTGCTTGAATTGCTGCGTTAATAAGAAAAGTCTGTTGTTCTTCAGACATTAATGTCTTAGTGTTAAAAAATGTAAGTGCTCTTCCGTCAGTATATCCTAATATATCTTCTTGAGTTTTTGTTGCATTATTTGCTTCTCTGTTTATTCTAGCAAACTCAGTTCTAATTTTATCAATATATATATCTACAGCCTCTTCAGTTAAAACAGCTTCTCCATTAACCATTTCCACAGTCTTAATTACCGGAAGATTAATCATATCTCCTGTATTAGACGCTTCCATTACTCTTATAAGCACCGGTGCTAATCCAGTAGTAATTTTATTACCCTCATCATCTAAACTTTCTACATTAGATACTTTATAACTTTTACTATTTAATAAGCCTGCATAATTATTTATTAAGTTCAGAGCAAACTCTTGTGGGGTAAAATCACCATATGTTGAAGTTTGCTTGACCCCTTGTAAAGAATCATTTAGTTCTTCTTCAGTTGATAACAGGTCACCTATTTTATTTCCTGCTACTCTTATTATTTGCAATCTTGATTCTAATGATAGCTGATTAAAAGCTGCATTATTTAATAAAAAGTTATTTGCCAAATAAGGATCTGATTTTAATAACTCTTCTAAACTATCTGCATTATTTAATTGTGCTACCTTTTTTAAATGATATGTTGGTAGTTGGTGTGCATAAACTAAATCACCATTAGGATTTTTAAATACAGATGCTCCAATTGTTTCATCAAATGGTGCATTACCAACTGCCATTTTCTTTAATCTAGAATCCATGCCAGATTGATCAACTGCAAAGATATCATTGTTGTCTTGAATTAACTGACTCATTAAAGCTATAGAACTTTCTTTATAAGGCTTGCCGTCTAAATCATGAGTTAATGATGGCGTTTCATTTTTATTTAAATCTAAAAAAACACGTTGATCAGAGTTTAAATTAGATCTGTTATATAACATGCTATACTGAAGATAAAGTGGACTAATTTTAATACCAGAAAGATTAAATAATTGCTCAGAGTATTTTTTAGTATCTTTCTTAAGTTTTGTACTACTAATACCTTTGCTGTTTGGTATTATTTCACTTTGAATTTCAGCAAGTAAAGTTATCAGTTCTGTTTTCAAATTAGGATTAGACAAAAGTTGTTTTCTTTTACTAATAAATCCTTGACTCCATCTATCTAATTGAGAATTAGTATCATCTCTTTCTGACGCAGAATATACTATTGTGTTACCTGCATTGTCCCTTTCATTAAATAAGTAGTCAACTCTAAAGTTTTCAAAACCTTTTAGTATTGACTGAAATAATAAAGGAGAATTAACTTCTAACGGAATGCTATTGTCACTTAACAATTGTTGTTCAGTTATTCCTACATCATTTAGGATCCTACGTACAACAGCTGCTGTTTCTGAATTATCTTGTCCAAAGAAATACATGCTTTGTAATATCTGTTTAGGATCAGTTAAGTTTTTAACAGCTTTAAGTAAACCATTATAAGCTTCTACAAAATCAACAGCTATTATTATTGGCTCACCGTTTGTTAATTCAGTATTTCCAAAATAATCAGTTGCTTCTACAGAAGTTGTTGCTATATAAGCTCTAAGCTGACTAGATAAAGATCTAAATCCACCAATCATTGATGCATCTTTATCATACTCAGATGTAGTTCTCAAACCAGTAGAGTCTTCAAACTCTTCTACTTGAAATTCTTCTTCATTGGCCTTATCACTTATTTGATTAATATACTTTACACTTTGATTTCTTATCTCATCACTATAATTATCAAAAGCTGATTGTATTTCAATTAATTTTTGTTTCTGTAAATCAGTTTTATTTTCATTAATAGGATTATCTATACTATATAAAAATTCAAAATCATCTAGTATAGAATCCATTTGTTCTTTAGGATTATAAGATTCATTTAATTTAGATATACGTTGTAAAAACATAGCTGATATATTTCTTACTAAAGGATCTGCTATATCACTATCTAAATAAATAAACCCTAAAGTATCATCTTTACTTATTGAGTCATGTGGTATTAATGCATTAGCCTCTATAGTAGTTCCTACATCCAATGCTGTAGTAAATTCATTATTAGCTATTTGTGCACCTTTGAATTTACCTGAGTCAATATTTTCAAATAAAGTACGTAATTCATTTTTTGAATATGAATTAAAAACACCTTGTATCCATTCTATAATTCTAGTAAATAAAGATTTAACACTTGCATCAGTGTTTGTATTCTTAGGATTTATTTTGAACTTTTCAAATTCATCTGCTAAATATTCTTCATAGTATTCATTCTCTAGTTGTTTCCTAGTCATGTTACTATATGTATCTGCAGAGTTTTTAAATTTTTCAAGTTCTTTCTCAAAGCTTTTTCCTTCAGCTCTAAGTTTAGCTCTTACTTCTTTTCTTGCTATACTTCTATATTTAGTTATCTCCTCATTACTAAGTAACATTCTAAATACGCCATGAAAAGCCTCATGATATTTGTATGGAGATGTTGCACCAGTATAAATAGTTCCTGATACTTTTTGTCCACCAGCTACATGATTTAATCCTAATACAAACGCACCAACACGTACACCACCAGCTTTTAAATTATTTCCTAATGTTGTTATATCAGCTATATTAATAAAACTAGGTAAGTTACTTGCAGCCCAGTCAGTAAAGATATCTATATCTTCTACATCTGATAAACTTAAATCAGAAGAAGACATAATTTTATTAGCTTCTTTTTCAATTGCTTTTCTTTGAGCTAATAATTTTTGATACTCTTCATTTGTTCTAAGAGTCTTACCTCTTTCTTTAGGTTGTACACCTTCTAACAGCTGTGCCTTAAGAGTTTCAAGTTTTTGTTTTATATCTTCAAGCTTACTAACTTCTTGTGTTGGTTGTGAACCTTCGCCACCTTTTTTAGAAACCATTACATTAATAGTAGCAGCTCTCATATTATAAACTTCTACTTCTCTTGGTGTTAGATTATCCACACCCTCTCTAACAATTTTATTTACTATATGATTAATGTATTCAGAAGGTAATGTAATAAAATCTTTAGCTGCAAATTCAGCAAATGCTGGATCACTTAAATCTAATAAACTAAACTCCGCTTCTTCAGAAGTAAAATTAGATTCTTCTACTACTTCAATTATATCTTCTTTTATGTTACCCTTATCAATTTCAGCTTGAATGGCTGAGGAATCACCTATTGCTCTAGCTGAATTATTTAATACTACTTCTGGTCTCACATTAGTAGTAGTAGCATCTATAAGATCAGCAGCAGATACCTGTGTTGGAAATGATTGTCTAAAGTTTTTATTTGATATTTTATTTCCTGATTCTGCTATATCTGCGTTATTATTAAAATCATTAATTAATGCTTGTATATAACCATTGATAGATGAATCTGATACAAAACTTTTTGCATTTCCAGCAGGTATATCTATAGTAATAGTATCTCCTATTTGTTTACCTATATCTGTATTATATAATTGTAGTTGTAACTTACCCCATGGAGTAACTTGTAAAGAAATATTATAACCTTCTTTAGCTGATATGAATACAGACCCTCTTATATTCTCTTCATTAAATTGAGTGTTATATGCTAAGTCTTTAACTTTACCATCTTTATCTAAGTTTTCCTTTTTAGTTTTTTGTGCACGGTTAACAAGATCTGCTGCTAAATTATCTCTTTGAGATTTATTAAATGTACGGGCTTTTAAATTAACAGGTCTGTAAGATCCATCAGGTAATTGTACTATAGCTATATATCTATCAGTACCATTCTTAATATCATCCCACATTAAATCTTTTTCAAGTCTAGATTTTATTTTATTAGATAGCTTAACTCCCTCACTACCTTCTAGTGAAGTAATAAATTCTACTGATCTAGCACCTCCCTTTTTCCTTTTTAAATCAAAAATAAAATAGTTACCATTTTCATCAGCGTGTTCATAGCGTAAATCTTTTAAAGATCTTGTTGAACTATTGTCATAAGACATTCCTCCTTTTTGAGCAACAAATCCTAATCCAAATGGTATATCATTTAATGATACAATATTTATATCTACATTACTCTTCATTACACCATCAGCATATGAAACCAATAATGCATTCAGAGCAAAATTATTTCTTGCTAAATCTAAAGCTTGTTTTGGATCTAATTTATTTCTTAACTCAGGACTAACAAATAAAGTATTTAACGCTTGTTCTCTGGATATGTTAGATAAAGATTTTATTGTTTTACGCTGAGCATCTTGCATAGTTACATTACCGTTAGGAATATATGCAAATACACCATTTTCATTATCTGTTAAAGGAATCTTATTTTCTTTTAATATTCTATTAATTTTTGTTTTTGTGTCTCCATCAGGAATAGCAAGCCCTATACTATACTTAGATTGTTTTATATCAACATAAGGATTTTCTTCTTTACCTGATACAATATATTTAGATGATTCGTTGTTAACTATTTTATTTGATGTAATAACAAGTTCAAGATTATTAATTTCTTCTTGTGTTAAGTTATCTAATATAATATTTAACCTATCATCTGCATAACTATAGTCTCTTTGTCCATTTACAGTATCTGCATGAGGATACAATTTATTTATATCGGTTATATTAACTCTAGATACATTTGTTGGTAATAAGTCAAATTTAAATTCTTGTATGGAATAAGAATTTTTAAACTGCCCTGCTTGTAATGTAATAGGTTTGCCTTCAAAGTTATTAGGAAGTAAACGTAAGTTTCCACCCTGTATAAATTTAGGAGTGCTGATTACTCTATACTCTTTACCATCTTTATCATAAACCAATTGACCTTGAAATAACATTTGACCATCAAAAGGAAATGGTGTAGTATCTGGTGCACGTTTATCTAATTCTCTCATAGCTGCAATAGCAGATCCAGAATCACTAAAAGCATTAAGTGTAACGCCTATTTGTGATAATAGTTCAGAAGATACATTATTTCCTTTCTTATCAATTAATTTATATAAAGCCTCAGCTTGACCTTGCTGATTTATTGTTATTATTTTAAGTACATCTGTTGTTGCACCTAATTGAAAAATACTTGGTTTAGGTGGATTAGCAGGATCAATTTCATCATCTTCATTACCTACTGCTGGAGTAACTGTACTTGGATCTGACTCAATTGGTTCAGTATAATACATTTCATTTAATGGTATACCCGCTGCTTGAAGTATTTCTTTTACTAAATCATTTTCTAATACCTCTCTGCTTTTTAACCAATTTTCAAAACCTTTTTCAGATTTAATATCTTCATCAGTTAATTCTCCAAATACAGGATTACCTTGAGCATCTAATACTGGAAGTTTACCTGATATCCATAATTTCTTTAATGCATTAAATGTATTTTGCCAGCTCAACCCTTCTTCGTTTCTCCACTCCTCAAAGCTTTTAACTTTTTCACCAAGAACAGTTTGAGTACCAGCATACTTTCTGTACTGTCTATTTAATAAAGCTCTTAATAATGGAGTATTATTAGATTCAGGTAAAATAACATCTATATCAGCTTCTTCTAAGATTTCTTCTTGATTACTTTTTGTTTCTTGTACCTCAATGTCTTTACTCTTTTGTTCAGTTGTTTCTCCTGAGTCATCAGTTTTTTCTGACATCTTTCTATATGTATCAAGCAATCTTTGAATTTGATCATACTTTACTTTATCTAATTGAGGATCTATATCACCTTGTTCATCATAAAAGTTTTTTAGCTCATTTACATTTCCTGTAAGTAAGAATTTCCTTACTTGTTCAGGATCACCAACATAACCAGCTTCAAATAATTTATTCATTAAAGTATTAGCTTCTTTTATATTGATATACTTTTCTATTTGTTGCTTATGTATTTTACTAAGACTTTTATATATATTTTTATTAACCTCTATTTGTCTTTCAACAATTTCATTAAGTCTTTCTGGGTTGTTTAAATACTCAATTGCTTTATCATAAACTTTAGCTCTACCTTTTAATGCATGATAATCAACCATTTGTTTAAGAGCCTCTTGAATTTTGGATCTATCTACAAAAGAGTTAGTTGATTGTGCCATGAATTGAACATAGTCCTGAAATGCTGTAGTAAGTTTGTTTATTTTTCTTCTATCAAAAGAGCCATCTTTGGTTAAATTTTCTGGAGCAGTTAATATTTTTTGAACAGCTTGAAGTTTTTTAATTTTATCTGTTTTCTGTTTAATAACTTTTTTACCGTCTTTGCTATCTTTATCTTGAACAGCAATATCTTGTAATAGCAATCCAATTTCATTATTAATGGAGTCTATGTCTAATAATACTGTAATATCATTAGCTGCCATTTTCTCAAATAATGGATCATTACTTAAGTTAGTATAAATACTATCAGCTCTTTCTGTTGCACGTTTAAATCCGTCTTCAGTAAACATATAAAGATATGTAGCATGTTCAAATGCTTTTTCTTTAATAGCTTCTAAAATATATTGTCTGCTACCTTTATCATATTGTGATCTATCATAAGGATTTGTAAATTTATCTCTGTTGTTTTCAAAAGTAGTTTCATACTTATCTATGTTATTAACTAAATCTTGAAGTCTTTGTCTTGCTTTACCACTTTTAATATCTCTTTTTTGATTAGGAAATGCTTGAGCTAATTCTTCATCACTCATTTGCATAAAATCTGTAAGCTGAGATCTAAAATACTGAGATGTTCCATTTTGAAAAATAGTATAAAGTTGTTGAAATTTACCAAAGTCGTTTTCATCTGTAAAACCAAATCTATCTTGAGCAAAAGCATTTTGCTTCATTGCTGCGGCAACTTGTTTTTGAACTAAAAAGTTTAATTTAGTTGGATCAAATAAACCAGAGGGATCATCAATTGTGCTATTCCATGCTTCATTATGTACTTTAACTAAATCAGCTACATATTGCTTTTTTTGCTCTTGGTATTCTTTATATGCTTTCGGGTCACTAATTCTATTATATAATGCAGGCATTCCTTGAAACACCAGTTTTTGAGGTCCTTGTACAATACCACCCATTAAAAATCCTGACAAAAATGTTTCAACACCTTGACCACTAAACTGAGAACCCATTCCAGAAAGAATCATATCATTCTGTAATTCTACACCACCTGCTAATGGATCTTCCATTACAGTAGTATAATAACCTTTAGTACCTACAGCAATAGCCTCTTGCCCAATTTCTTGTAAACCCTCTGCTACGTTTGCAGCAAAGTATCTTGCTGTTGCTGCTATTGCCATTCCAGTATTACCCTTAACACCACCGGCTTTTACTTTAGTCCACCAACCTTTAATACCAGATCCTGCATCTTCAAATACATCTTTAATTTTACCAGTGGCAGCATCTTTAACACCTTTACCTTTAAACAATCTTCCGTTTAAACCTTTTTTAAATGTGTCATTAAATACTTTACCCAATGATCTATTAAATCCACCCATTGCATTTCCTAATACAATTTGATTACTTAAAAAGATTAATGGTGCATTTGTCATTGTAGTATAAAAAGCACCTTCTCCTGCTTGATTTTGTATAAGAGCCATTTGTTCAGGTGTAACATTACCTGTTTTTTTCTTTTGTATAGCTACACCTTCTCTTACAAGTTCATTGTAAACCATACCACCCTCAAGCTTACTTTCAGCTAGTGCTAAATTTACTGATCTAAAATCTCTATAAAAACCACCAAATCCAGCTTTTGCTTTAGCCAAATTGTTTGCATTTTGTGTAGCATTTTTAGCAGTCTTAAAGTTTTTAAGTGCAGAATAAGTTTGTGGTGTTAATATATTACCTACTACTTTTCCTCCAGATTTTGCAGCTTGCCAAAAAGATTTAGCTGCATCATAATTTTTTAATTGATTCATTAAAGCTCTGGTAGAAGCTTGCATGTTTTTTATATTAAAAAAGTTTTTTGCATTTTTTACAAGTCTTCCGGCATTCATTGCTGATCTTACTCCCAAAACCCCACTTGTAGCACCACCAGTAAGATATGTCGCACCAGCAAGTATTAATTCTTCTACGGCAATAGAACCAATTATACCAAATGTATAACCGCTATTTAAAAGTAAATTATTTGTAAAAGCCAATGCACCACCTCTTGATGAGTTACCAACAGCCATAGCATCTTCAAACTCCATCCCTGACTCAATATCCGGTGCACTAAAATAATTATCATCATCAAATAAATCCCCTATACTTCTATATACACTTGAAAATCCAGAACCAACTAAACTACCAAACTCACCTCTCATTCTAGACATATCATCCCAAATTGAAGAGTTTGCGTTATAATATGATTCCATATCTGCATAAGGAGTAAAACCTAACTGAGCAAAATCAGGGTGTTCATAATACCTTAAAAAATTACTTTGTCTAATGTTAGCAAAACGTGGATCAACAATATCTGCCGCAGGTCCAGCTGACTCAGCTTTTAAAATACTCTTTACTGTATTGTATGTATCTTGAGGAGGGTTCTGTTGTTTAACAGGATCAAATAAACCTGTAGCTAAAGAAGGTCTAGCTACACCTAAACTTGCCATTGCAGGTATACCATACTTGTCTATATCTGCTTTATATGCACCTACATTTGCAATTGCACCAGGATCTGTAGCTAATACTTCAGCTAACTGAGTTTCTGGTCCTTCAAACATATCTTCAACTGGTATAAAATTAAATTGTCCAGTTGGAACTACGCTTGTTTCTCTTTGATTGCTAGTTACAGCAGTCTGTAAAGGTGTGTTCCCTTGCTCTTTCATCTAGTCTATTATTTTATACCGTACTGTTCTTGGTCTTTTTTTCTAGCTAATCTATTTTCTTCTCTTATTGTTTTAAACCATGATTCTAATTTATAAACTTGAGGGTCTAAACCTCTTATACCATAAGTCATATCTATTGGTTGTGTAAATTCCTCAGATCTATAATTACCTCCAGTTTTTGTTTCTGAATTGTAAGGTATATATCTATTAACAGTATAGTTAACTGAATAGTTGTTATTATCAATTCTGCTTATTCTATAGTTAGCAGTTGGTGATAGCATATCCGGAACTGTATAATCTGCATACCCATTTTCACTAGACATAATATCTGTGTTTATAGCAGAGTAATATTGATTAGAAGCTGCTTTAACATTTATATCTTCTTTCTGTTGAAATATAAATGATACACCACTTCCAACTGCTTCATTTTCACCTGCATCAGATAAGTATGTAATATCCTTTGTTGTTAAAGCACCGTATTGAGCACTTGGATCTGAGCCACCTTTAACTTTAGAAGCTAACCATTCAGGGCTAAAAATAACTTGATAACCTGCTGTAGTTTTATTACCATCTTGAGATTTACCATAAATAGGTTTGTATTGTAAAGTTGCAATAGGAGCTATAGCATCTGTATTAGACCTTTTAGGATTGTTATACCAAGTATTTAAATCTTCTTTATATAAGTTCCATGCTTTTTCTGCTATCGGATCACTTATTAAAATATCATCAACATTATCTATACTGCCTGCAACTATACCATACGCATTACCTTTTTTTTCTAATGTGTTTATTTGTTGTAGTAAGTTACCCAACTCTGCTTCACCTTGTGAATTACCTGTTAAAGGGTTTATACTATAATTATATGTAGGAGATAACTTTAATCCATCTGATCCATCTCCATAACCAGCTAATATACTATCAACTGTACCGGTAGATAAATCTCCTTGTGTTCCAATTAATCCTTGTTGAAATAATTGATACAATTTATCATAGTATTCTCCAGCTTCTTTGTTAATTTCATTATAATCAGGTACTTTATTTCCTGTGTATACAGTTCTTGTTTTCATTGTAGGTACACCTGCTTCATCTCTACCTTCATACATTTCTATTCTTGTTTCATCAATCATATACTTTGCATCATCAGTACCATCCCATCCCCATAAATCTGGATTTTTAATTGTACCGTTAGCTATCATACCTTGTACTGTTTTAAAATACTCTTCTTTAGGTATAATTTGATTTTGATCATTCATAATTGATGGAAAACCAGCATCAGCAAGAAGTTTAGCATTTTTATCAAAACCAGATTCCCCTCTACTTTCTAAGTTAGCTTTCATAAGATCATAGGTTTCTCTATGATTACTAAGTACTGTATTCATTGCTGTATTAAGACCTTTCATTTGAATATCTGTACTATTATTTGGACCAACCATAGCATCATATAATTCTTGATAGGGTGCAAAGTTTGCATCAACACCGGTTAAATTTGCATTTTGTTTAGTCTGATTATATGTATCTACAAAAGCATTTCTAGTTTTATCATATAAACCAGATACTAAATTTCTATTTGCATATCCAGTAATCTTAGCTTCTTCACCTTCACCTTCTATTGTTGGAGCTGTAAGTTTTTCTTTTATTTGTGCAATAGTTCCCCTAAACTCTACTTCTTTACCATCTTGAATAACTTTAATACCATAAGTACCATTTTCAGCAGCAGAATCTCCCCTTGGGTTTATAATTTGCTTAGCAGCAAGAATATTATCTACTTGTCTTAAGAACAATGCATTATCTCTACGTAAAAATGCTTCATTATTCATATTAGTAACATCAGTATCTGGATCAATTACTCCATCTTCATCTGTAGCTGCAACAAATGTTGATGCATCACCAAAAGATACATTAGTACCTTTTAATAATGATCTAAGTGAATTTGGATCTTCGCTAGTGTCAACAATTTCTCCTTTTGCTATTGCTAAATCTCTAGCATCCCTAGCTTTTTGAGCTTGTAATAGCATATCATTTTCTGCATTAGCTCTTATCTTAGCCATGTCATACTTATATTGTTTTTCTTTTAAAGCAAAATCATTAGCCTCCATAGTATACTCTTGATCACGTGCACTAAAATTAACAGCAGCTTTTTTCAAATCTCCACTAATATTGTAGTTCATTAATAAATTATATGCTTTATTAAGTGTTCCTTGTAAACTCTTTGACGGAGTATTTGCTAAAGTTTGTATATTAACCTTTGCATCTAATGCTGCTTGCATAGCTTCTGCAGCACTTTGTTGCTCAACCATTGCCTCTTCTAAATCTGAGCCAGGAACAATACCATTATTTTCTTGATAGTTTGTCCAGTTCACATTTGCATTTTGAATTTTCTTTAATTCTTTAGTTGCTTCTTGAATTTCGGGAGTATTTAATTCATTAATTCTTGCAATAGTTTCTTGTGCCCATGCTTCTTGACCTTGATCAATTGATGTAAATTGACCGGCTTGCATTCCTTGTGCTGCAAAATCTCTACTCTTAACAAATGCATCTTCTTGATATGCTCTTTGAACAGTTGGGTTATCTAACAATGCTGACTGTACAGCTTGTAATGCAGCTCCTGTAATTAATCTACCATTCTGCTCAGTTATAATCCAATCTGTATTAGCAGTACCATCTTCATTTTCTCCATAATGATTTATTTTCATTTTAAGTGGAGGATCCATGCTTTCTAAATACTCAGTTGCTAACTCAAATAAATCAGCGTCTCCTATATATTTAGGTAATTGTGCTTGTAAAGCTTTTTGTTCTGATCCATTTATAAAGTCATCCATTCTATATTGCATTCCTCTTACACCAGTTTCCCAGTATCGTTCATGCATTTTTGGATCAGTTGAATCAAGCAATCTATTGGCATATGCCATTTCATCTCTATACTTAGATGTAAACACAATATCTTTAACTGTTAAATCATCTTGATAAAAAGGAGCAAATACACTTCTTGCATTATCAGCATTTTGCTGTAATGATAAATCCATACCTGATATCTTTTCTATCTGCGGTCCTATTTGTTCAGCAAACTGATCTCTACGTTCTTTTGTATCTTCTCTTGATAGATCGGCATACACAACTTTATTGTATAGATCATTTGTTGCTTTAAAATTGGCATCATACTTATCTGTTCTTGTCTCCAAAACTGCAGACAAAAATTTATAATCCGGAGTAAATGGTTTAATATCCGGTACGTAAGATTTGCTTCCTTTAATATATGTTGCCATAATTCAAAATTAATATAATTTAATAAGTTTACAAAGTATTCATTATAAACTGTTTAAGTTTATACCCCCATCTTTCCACCATAAAATGGAAATGATTTTGGTAGTTTTTTTATTTCTTTACCTTTTTTTAATTGCACATTTGAACCAGGGTATCCAGGTATTCCACGTTGTTGCATATCAGCTTGACCCTTTGTTGTACCAATAGCAGGTATACTACTATTACCTAAAGATAAATATCTATCTAAAAAAGCAGCATCTATCTTTTGATCTGCCGGTAAGTTTTTCCTGAGTTTGGTATATGCATCTAAAAATGCCTCTTGCTGGTCTACCTGATTTGCTTTATATAATTTTTTACCATTTTCAGTAAATTCAACATCCCCATATCCCTGTGCATTAGTATTAAAATAAGGATATAAAGTATTTAAGTTATATGTATTAGCTGCATTTGTCATCATTGCATTAAAAAGTTCATTGTTTTTAGCAATCTTTTCATTATCAAAATTTTGCTTTTCTTGTAATGCAAACACTGTATCATCATATAAACCTTTATCAATAGCTTTATTTCTCATATCAATCTGTGCATCCATTTGTGCTTGTTGTGATGCAGCACGATTCATAATATTGATATTAGTTCTATTGGTTGTGTCTATAGCTTGTGCAATTGCATTAAGACTTTTACCTTGAATATTACTTCTTGCTATTGCTTGAGGGCCACCTGCAGCACCTAATGCACTAGCCATAGTGTTTTGAGCACCCATAATTGCATTTACTTTACCAGTATAGTCATCTAATACATAGTCAATTTTTTGTTCTTCTAACTTAGGTGACCAAGGTAAATATAAATCATCTTGTATAGCTGCTAAAGCCATTAAGTTATTTTGGTCTTGTCTCCACACTTCTTTTATGGGACCAGGTGTAGTTTCTAAATCATTAGTTTTAATTTTCTCTTTTTCTTTTTTTACTTCTGGTATATCAATAAATCCTTCTTCTGCAGCTGTAAAGTCTATATCAAATCCAGGAGCATTAAATACTTTAGCACCTGCTTTACCATCTAAATCTGATCCAGTTTCACCAGATCCAAAGTAAGCTCTATATGGTGCACCTACTTTATCATAGAATTTCTTTCTTTCTTCTTCATATAACTTTTGAAACTCTAACCATTGTGGATCATTTTTCCCTTTATTATAATCAAACCCTTCTATTTTTTCAGCTATCTTACCAACTCTCCTCATCCAATCATCTTTAGCTTCATCTGATGCATATTGATCTGAACCATACCAACTATCTTGATTACCTGTAGAATATTGTGTTCCTGGTATATTACCATCTGAATACATACCATAGTCAAAATAACCTATGTCTGATTGATTAATAACCTCTCCGGTTCCTCTTTCATCTTCACTATATATTGGATCTCCTTCAACATCTGACCCTACAATATCTATTGCACTAGTTTGACTTCTACCCTCTCTACCTTCAAAATTAGATGATGCGGGTTTATAATATCTAAGCTTACCTTCATCAGTAAGAGAAAATTCAAAACCTTTAGATTGTTTCTCTTGAATAAGCTTATATGTATCACTACCCTCTGGAAAATACTTTAACGGATCAAATGATTCTGAACTTGTTGTTGCTTCACCAGTCGTTGTTGCTTCATTATCTTCTGTTTGTGCATTAGATCTTACATTTTCAACATTATCCTTAACAATAGTTGTTATTTGATCAGATTGATTATTATTAACATTACCGTAAGTTTCATTAAATTCCTCTTCTGTAATACTTAAATCTGAATCTACTCTTTTTAAGAATGTAGGTTGATTAAAAACATCATAATCTTTTATGTTAGTTAAATTCTTTCCATACATTTTGATTTCTGCATCAGACAAGCCTTTGATAAAATCTGGTTTTATAGTACCATCAAAACTTCTATGCATATTACTTCTAATCATATAGTCAACATATTTAGCTCTATCCACAGGTTGTCCGTTAATTAAATACGTTTGAGTAGAACTATTTGTATCAGTTTCAGTTTCTTCACCATTACCTGTTTGTGCTTTCTTTAAAAAGTCACTCATCTCATTACCAAACCTAGCCATAGGCATTATATCATTATTTGCTTGAGCAAGTTGCATTTGATTAGCAGAGTCAATTGGTGGAGCTTGCATATTTTGTGCAGACATACCCTGTTGTTGTTCTGCCTGAGCAAGCATTTGTTGCAACATTCTTAATTGATTTTGCTGATCCACAGGTAATTGTTCTATTGCATTATTTTGTGCTTGTTGCATAGATATCTGTTCTACATTAGCTGTAAACTCTAATGGATCTAATCCTTGTGACATTAAAAAAGGATGTGATGCTAAAGGTACACCATCTTCAAAATTCTTTTTTGCTTCTTGCATAAAAGCTAATTTAGATAAGTCTTCCATATTTTTCTTTAACATTAACTCTGCACTTCTAGAAGAAATATTATCTGAAAATTGAGAATCTAATTCTGCATAATAGTTATTTAATCCAAATCTTTTAGAAATTTGTGCTGGCGTTCTTCTTGATCCACCCATATCAAATTCAGTCATTTCATCTTTACTAAACCTTAATTTAGGTGTATCAGAATAAATAAAAGATTGTTCAGGTAAAAACATAGGTACACCACCTCGTGAATGTCTAGGTCCTGTTATATTGTAAAGACCAAAATCACCATTGTCATTTAAATCAGTTAAAACTGTTTCTCCACCTTCTGCTTCTATATTAGCATCTTCTCTAGGTACGCTAGATAAACTATATCTTACTGATTGATCATCAGTGTTATTAAACATAGTTTGTCCGTAATATTCTTGTGGAGTTGTAACTAAACCATAATCTGCTTGGTCACCTGTCAAATACATATCACCACCGTATTGCATAACTTTATCTTCAACAACTTTGCCGTCAACTAGTTTAAACCCTTTAGGTAATTTATTTATTTTAATCTTTGCCATAATTATAACATTTCTATGTCAGCTCCCGCTGCAATTAATTTAGCTAACATTTTAGAATCTACATTTATTGTCTCTCCTCCTTGTTGTGCCTTAGCCATTTCTCTTTTAATAACTTTATCTCTATTTGCTAAATAAGCTGCTTCACCTTTTTCACCACCATAATTATTCCTAAGCAACAACTCTCCTATTGGTACTTGAATTTCAGGCAAAGCTATAGGGCTTGGTTCAATCATAGATACTTTTATTGGTTCAACAAAATAATCTTTATTATCTAATTGAGATTGTAAAGCACTCAATTGATTATTTAAATCATTTGATGACCCAACATATCTGGTTACTCTTAATCCTGAGTCAGGATCACTAGTATCATTATAACCTTTAATACTAGATAGAGGTCTATAATTTACTCCACTACCCACTCTTCCACCTGTATTTTCCATCATTATAGGAGAACCATTTTTATCATAATCACCAGTAAATATCATTGTATGTGCAGCACCAGATCCACCAGAAGTACTATAATTAGATACAACTCTATCACCTGGTTTTAAATCACTAAAGCCAGGTTCCATTAATTGCATTCCTAAGCCTCCTTCATTGCGTTCAATCATACTATTAAGTTGACTATTACCTGATATAATAGGAAAGGGTTTGCCCTCTTCTGTTGTTGCACCAGCTTGTCTTAATATACCACAACCATAACTTGTACAGCCATATCCAGCTTGACCACTATCCGTTCTACTTTGTAACCAGTTTCTAGTTGCACTAGGAATACTATCTAAACCTACAACTGCATCTCCATATGCATCAGTTGTAACATTAAATAGATTTGGATTAATAGATGAATTTTCTAATATTTTATTCAGCTGACTTTGTCTTAATTCATCACTATCCGCTTCTTTAGATGTTAAAAAACCACGGTATATTTTATCTATATTTGATTGAAAATCTTCAATCCTTGAGTTTTCAGTTTCTATTTGGTTTTGTAATTCTAACATTTCTGATTCAATCTCAGATCTACTTTTACGTGATCTTGTAGGTGTTTCACCTTTTTGTTGATATTCTTCTAAGTTACCTGTAAATAATTTTAATGGATTAAATGGATCACCTCCATCTTGCATGTTTTGTAATATGTTTGCCTGTACACTTTTTGGTAATGCTTTAAAGCCTGGATTATTAGTACCACCATTTTTCATATAGTAACCAGTCACCCTATCGGCATCACTGCCAAACAAACCAGTATTAATATCAGGACCTTTACCTTTTTTAAATTGTGGATCTGTTTTAGTAGCATATGCATTATCAGCAATTATATTTTCACGTGCATCTACATAACCGCTATCATCAGCATCTTCCTTCCAATCATTTATGTTAGAAATAATACCAATACCTTTTCCAGCTATATCTTCAAAAGCTCTCATTGCATTACTATTATACCCTCTCTTTAAAGCTCCAAATACACCACCAGTATCAACATCTGATGTAAATATAACTTTATCAAATAATGAATCAGCATCTAATTCTGCATCTGCAAGTAATTGCTGGCTATTAACCTGTGTTTCTGACTCTAAAGGTGTATCACCTAGTCCAGGAAACCTTTGTTGTAATTGTGCATCTGCTACAACTTGTGTATCTGCCATGTAATCCGTTTGCAGTTGATTTTGTACTATATCGTCTATATAATCCATAGTAGAATTAAATGAAGAACCACCAAATTGTTTTGAATCTTCACTACCAATTTTCTTTTTAAGTGCATCATATACACCTTGAGCTGTAGTACTTAAACCACTTATATTTTTATTGAGCCAATCTTTTCCTTGTTCAACTACATTATCAATTGTATTATTTATTTCTGATTGATTAGTTTTTATATTTGGTGTAGGCAAATTAGATATGGCACTTTCTACAGTAGGGTTTTCCTTTTGATATTGAGTTAACCAATTTTTAAAATTATTTATATTTTCCTCACCTAAATCTAAGTTTAATGTATAGTCAGCATCAGCATATTTTTGTGCTTTGTTAGCAATTGTTTTATTTTTAAGATCTCTTAATGATCCATCTTTAAGTCCATCTTTATCTTTATCTTGTCCACTAAATAAAGTTGTACCAAAATCCATTACTGAATTTACTAAAGAAGCTGGACTAAATCTTTTACCACTATGAAATGCTGAAGGATTAATATAAAAAGGATTTTGAACTAAACCATCATCTTTATCATTTACTACATCTTGGCCACCATATAAAATATTACCTTCTAAATCTTTTACGGTAGTATTGTTTTTATTAGCAAATTCATATGCTGAATCAATCATTTCATTTCCTGTCTGTGCTTTAGGTGCATCATGAGTATAACCAGCTTCTTTAAGTCTAAGATGTGTTTCCATATCTTTAGCTCTAATCTTCCTATCACCTTTATACATAAAGTGTGGCTCAAACTTTTTCTGTTCTCCTCCTTCTTCTTTTTTCCACCCAGCAGCATTTTTTGCAAAATTAGCCATCTTTACTATTCTAGTAGGATATCTATCTTTATTAGCCATAACCTTCCTAGCCGCTTCCTGAACACTCATACCACGTGCCTTAGCCCATGCTGTAAACTTACCTTCATTTTCAGGTTTAATCTCTATGCCTGACTTAGCCATTTCAATAGGATCTATATTTACATTTAATCCTTGTTGATCTTCTTGTATTTCTTGTTGTCTTGCTAACTGCTGAGGATCTTGATTTATTTGTTGTGCAGTAGGATCTGCTGGTTGCTGTTGTTCCTGAATGTTTTGAAACAAAACTTGTAAATCATTTTCTTGATAACCCAAAGACATAAGTGCTTGTACAATAGTGTTTTGATCTACTTCTTGTTGCATTAAACCCATTACAACTTCTTCTGGTTTACCACCTTTATCAATAGACTCTTTAAAAAACACACTAACTTGTTGAATAGCTGGATCAACCTGTGGTTGCTGTTGCATACCGGGTTGATTAGGAATCATCTGTCCACCTTGCTGTTTTACACTTATTTTGTTTAAGTTCATTTCACCTATATTATATTATTAATATACAAATTATCTAAGAGATTTGCTAATCTTTAAAGGTTTAAGAATTAGCAATAACATTAGTAGCAATATAATTAGCTACACCCATTCCACGCTCTTTTGCATCTTTATAATGCATTCTGTTTAGTTTATCAAATATATTTTTTGCAGTTTCACTATCATCAAGACCATTAATATAATTCATATAAATAGTATATGGGTTTGTTGTTGAACCACCTTCTTGTTTAAATCTTGGATCAAGTATATACTCTCTACCTTTGTTATATGATCCTTCTCTCTGTCTCATAGATTCAGTACATGAAGAGCATCCTCCATCTTGTCTTTTAGGTAATGTTTTAATCTTACCATTCTTAGTTCTAGCATATCTATTTGTCTCTGTTTCCATGCTAGGAATAAGTGTACCTGAATATGATTTACCTTTCCAATTCCAACTAGTTGAACCACCTTCTTTAAAACCTAGTTTATTTTTCCACCAACCTGGTATATTTTTTACACCTTCAAGAGATACATCAAAGGGATTATTAGGT